TGGTTCAAGTGGAACAAGTGGCCAAAATGGTTCAAGTGGAACAAGTGGAGCATCTGGAAGCAGTGGAACAAGTGGCTCTAGCGGACAAACTGGCTCAAGCGGCACATCTGGATCAAGTGGAAGCGCGGGAACTAGTGGAACTGCGGGATCAAGTGGAACATCTAGCGGTGGTGCTACTATTGCAAACGAAGGTAATAATAGATTACTAACATCAGATGGTACCGCAACAGGAATTGAGGCGGAGCCAAACTTATTATATGACGGGTCAACATTACAGCTAACTGGTAGTTTGCATGTTACTGGTTCGGTTATATTTAGCCCAAATTCAAAAATTGTTGATATTGTAAATTCAACGGGTTCTTATAATGCTGTATTGGTGAATAGTGGATCGTTTGGTCCGACTTGGATTGACACACGTCCAGTTAGTGCTAGCTTTTCCAATAGTTCTTCATGGGTATTCAACCATAATTTGGCGCAGAGACATGTTGTAGTCAATGTATACGATTCAGATAACAGAGTCATCATACCAGATGAGATAGAAGCTACATCATTAAACACTCTTACAATAACGTTCTCATCCCCAGTGACTGGAACAGCCATTGCTAGTATAGGCAGTGTTGCGGTAGTTCCTGGTTCTGGTCCAGCGGGGAATCCGGGAACAAGTGGAACGAGCGGCGTGGATGGTAGTGTTGGTGCAATAAGTGGCTCAATAAACATTGTACTGTATAATGGTGGAAGCGATCTTACAACTGGTGTTAAAGATCATCCAGTATTGATACCATATAGTGCTAGTGCAACTGGCTGGGATATACTTGCCTTCAACTCTTCAAATACTTTGGTGAATACGTCCGCTGTGGTTGACATCTTGTCCGACACATTCGTTAACCTACCACTATCTGCTACTGATTCTATAGCTGGCACAGAAAAACCAACACTGAATAGTATATCAGCGTCAAGATCATCATCGTTATCAACTTGGTCACAGTTGACTCCTGGAAATTATCTTCAAGCCGAGATAGAAAGTGTTGGCTCGGGTGTGGCTAAACTTGTTGTTGCGGTTAGAGTTAGGAGGATTTAATGGCTATAGTCATTACTGGTAGCGTCCAAGCAGCTCAGACCTCTGGTATTACACAGTGGAATGGTGCTGGAACTCAATATATAGTCAGTGCTAGTAATGGGGCGTTGTACTTGTTTTACATAGCAACTGACGGTGACATATATTATAGAAAATCGTTTAATGGTGGAATGACATGGGGCATTCCAGTGACGGTATCTGGTGCCATAACTGCTACACAATTATCTGTTTGGTACGATAGGTGGAGCGGAATAAATGATGACTTCGTACATATATGCTGGTCAGAGTCCGCAGCAGATGACGTCACGTATAGGAGATTACAAACTAGTGCTAGTGTTGATTCATTAGCTACTGCTGTTATAGCGTTTGCTGGTGCTTCCACGGCGGCAAACGGTGCACTGTCTATTTGCAGAGCGCGTGGTGGAAATCTTGGAATTGCATACAATATTGATGGTGGTACTGAAGATGGATTTGTACGTTCAACGGATACTGGCTCAACGTGGAATCCAGCAGCCGATCCGACTGAGGCAGCGGCTGATATGTGGATTCTCATGCCAGGATATAATGCCGATGCTCAAGATTTACAGTTGTTCTTTTGGGACGTGAGTGCTGATGAAATAAGTGTTAAACGCTACGATGATTCTGCCAATACTTGGACTGAGACTAGTATATCAACTGGTATGGTTGAGCAGGCGCAATCAACGTCATTCCCTAATTTTGCGGCTGTGCCAGATTTAGCTAATAGTAGAAATGTATTAGTAGCTTGGAGTGCGGTCGACACCGCTAACGCAGACTTACGCTGTTGGTTAGTAGATGACACTACAATAACTGAGAAGACCAACGTGGTGTTGAATAGTGTTGATGACCAGGGAGGATGTGCGGTTGGTATAGATACTAATTCATCTAGGTGGTATGTCTTTTATGCTGGAAATTCTGCTGGGTCTGAAACGTGGTTAGGTGCAAACAATATTTATTATAAATGGACGGATGATACTGGATCAACGTGGAGTACTGAAACTAGGTTAACTGACTCTGCATATACCACTGGTATAAAGTGGTTAATATGCTCTCCTAGATTTTCGGGTAGCTATAACGTTGCATACCACAACGACATTCCGAATGATGAGATTATGGTTAGTACCTATATGCTTATCCCAACGGGTTCTCAATCAACTCTAGGCGGTAGTATAACATTTTCGTAATTTTATGAGTAACACATGAAGAGTCATGGACATCAAGTAACTGGTTCATTACAAGTAACTGGCAGTACACATGTTGGAACTGTAGTCGGTGGCACATTTCAGCAATTTGATGAAAATGTTGTTATACGGACAATAGCTTCCAACACGTTGATATTGAATTTAACATCTGGTAGTGTTTTTGACGTACCACTAACAGCTAACATAAATTCATTTCAAGTAAGTGGCTCTTCTGGAGTTGGAAAACTTCGGGGATTCACTTTGATTCTAACAGCCGACGGCACTCCGAGAACTGTATCATGGGGTAGTTCGGTTCGATGGGCAAGTGATACTGCCCCGACGTTGACGAGTACTAGTGGAAGTTCTGATGTATTTTCGTTCTTTTCAAAAGACGGTGGTACAAGTTGGTACGCATTTACGGGTGCACAAGATATCTAATGCCATTAGCTAAAGACATAATATTGCGAAGAAACGCATCCGTATCAAATCCAACGCTTATGATTGATGAGTTGGAGTTGCCACAGCCTATGTTCGCATATTCAGTGCGTAAGTTGACAGATTCATATACTGGAAGTTGTCTGCGCGTTCGTCGTGCAAATGATAATTCTGAGGAAGACATTGGCTTTGATAGTTCAGGATATCTTGATGTTAGTGCTATAACATCATTTGTTGGAAGTTCAAACGGGTATATATCTGCTTGGTATGATCAATCTGGTAATGCTAATCATGCAACTCAATCTCTTGCTACTAGGCAGCCTAGAATAGTTGACACTGGTTCTTTACAAACTGATGGGACTGAAGGTAGGGCGGCATTATTGTTCATATCAGTTGAACACCTAACTGGTGATTATGTTGGTACTAGAGCACTTGACTTAATAGGATCGAGTCAAGCATGGTCAATCTCGGGTGTATCTTCATTTAAGTCAAGTGGTGGAACCAATAGAGTTAATGCGCCGTTCTTTCAGTTTCCAGGGGTAACGTTTGGAATTGCATACGGTGATGTTGCTTCGTCTACGGGGTTTTATGATGGAACGTGGCGGTATGTTAATACTTGTGCATTTACCGCTAACGAAGAGACTTTATATACTATGGTCAATATTGTTACTGGAAATGTTTTTAGTATGACAAAATCCGAGAACAGTTCAAACACCACTGAGACTGGAACTCATGGTAACGCAAATCCAGGGTCATACCCCGTTATAATTGGTAGTTTTGAAGAGGGAGACTCCGCGTCTAGGCGTAGTCATACTATGCAAGAGATAATTTATTGGAGTGGTTCCAATTTGGTTACTTCAACTGGTTCAATGCTAGATAACATGCGGGATTTCTTTGGAACGTAAGATTTACTCATATTTATAGGTATGAGTACTAGATTTGTTTACATAGAAAATGGGGAGATACAACTTCCCCCGCGCGGTCTACCATTAAGTTGGAATAACATATCTAACTTTAATGTTTTACCTTTAACCGATCTACTAGAATTGGGTTGGTATCCAGTTCACGTCGTATGGGGTGAGAAGGCGGATAATGAAATCTACATTGAATCTACTTGGGAAATTGAATCAGATCGCGTTGTGGAATACAAGCAAGTAAGAGAAAAAACTTTAGAAGAATTGGAATCCGAAACTGAATCGCACTGGGCAACTATCAGATTTAATCGAAATCAATTATTGACGGATTCCGATTGGACACAATTGAACGATGCGCCATTGACAACCCAAAAAAGAAATGAGTGGGCAACATACCGTCAAGCACTCAGAGACATTACAAATGCGTTAACACCGAATGATGTTATATGGCCCACTAAGCCGGAGTGAAATTGATGCAACAACTTACTGCCGAAATATTAAATGAATTGAGATTATCCATCTTTGATGAAGATGCATCATCGTCAAACAAGGCAAAGAACACCGTGGTTCTGTACTCTGGAGATTTCCAACCATTTACCATTGAAAACCAGAAGGAGTATCAGTGGTTAGTTAACAAGTTTGGTAGAGAGTCAGTGTTTGTTATCATGACTAATGATGTTAATGATTCTACTAAGAAGTTACCTATTGAAGTAAAGAAGAAGATAGTAGCTGGATTTAAGGACATCAAATACCAGAACGTAAAGACGGTGAAGAAGCTGTATGACGCTAAAGAAATTTTTGCTGATTTAGACCCGTCTGACACCGCCATTATATACGCGCTTAGTAATGACAGCTCGTTAGAGACTTCCATAATGATGGCGAACAGAAGAGTTATGCGGTTCAATAAAACTACACGTATGCCATTCAAGGATCATGATAATCCATATGTTTATATCATGCACATACCGAAAGTGCGCATTAAACTCTCATCGGGTGAGTTACTATCGGCGGAATCTACCATGAAATTTCTTTCAGATAGAACTGTAAAGTTGTCTGTCTTGAAAGAACGTTTTATGGAAGTCTTTGGGTGGTTTGATGCTAACGTGTTCAATAGTATTATGAGCGTCATTAATTCAGATCGAGCTAAACTTAAAGAAGAATCTGAAGGGAAGTCTTCGCTAACGGCGATAAAAAACATTTCAAAGGAACAGTTTAAGAAAATCGTATCCGCCATGAAGACTCAATATGGGGATGCTAAGGCGGTAATGCCAATCATCTATAAATGGATCAAACATGGGTCTATTACTGATGATGAACGTGAACAATTCAAGAAAAGTTTCGTTGATACGTTAAAACTTGTTGGATTGGGTACTATTGCCGCAGCTCCTATGCCAGCATCCGAACTGCTCATCCCGCTGATTGTTAAGTTGGGAAAGAAGTATGGAATAAATGTATTGCCATCTTCGTTTGATTCTACTGAGAACACGGCTGTACGTAAGTTGCACACTATAACTGAAGGAATACTTACTAGTCGCGAGATGTATCCATTTGTAGACCAAAACATATCGTTTGGTGAAATAAAGCAATGGATGATTAGTGGGTTAGACGCAAATATGACAATTCAGACGTATGGGCCATCTTCTCCTATAGTTACTAAGTTTCATTTAACCATGCGCGGGAAAAATGTATTCGTAGCAACAAATAAGTTTGAGATAAAGAAGGGTGGAATAACTATTGCTCAGTACGTTAAGTCGTTTCCTAGAACTGATGAGTTTGTCTTTGCTTGTTATGAGATTCGTGACCTTCTTATGCGAATGTCTGAGGCAAGGCGTGGGCAAACATTTAACGATGGGACGACTTGGTTAGTGATGGAGATAACCGCAATTCGCACCGATGAGATGATAGATTACGATGGACTTAAAATTTCTGTTGGGGCATCTGAGACATTTAATGATACTGGTGAACTTACAAACAGGGTCACTACTGTGCCATCTCATATTACTGCGCTAGTCAAAGATGTTATGCGTAATACCTCAAAGGTATTTCAAGTAAAACCTCCTCAAATAATGATGAGTCGCAAATCTCCAAAGTTTCAAGCAAGAGTTCCGCAGTTTACGAATGCATTGAATGTGTTCATGTCAAAAATGTCATGTAGAGATACAGATACGTTGATTACGTGGAACGAGCGATGGTGGAGGAAATTCATACAGAGCAAGGTTAGAAATCTAGTGGATACGCTTCATCCAATGGACTTAGATATTCTGTTAAATCGATGGGTTCGCGGTGATAAGACACAACAATTGAAAAATTTATCTGATCAATCTGTGAAAGAATGGGCTACTCGCTATGAGCAGCAGGAACTTGAGCAACAGCAAAAGAAGAATGTAGTTCCACTTGAGCGCATTGTAATAGATGTTGGTCGGGAGATGGCAGTAAATCTTGATGCGTTCTTATCGGTCAACCAAACGAGTAAAGTGTTGCGATTGAGTAGAGAACTTGAGACAGTAATACGAAAACTATCGTCAACCAAGAATGTTGGAGACTTGAAGTTAGTTGTTGACTTCTTTAAGAAGATACAGAGTATTGGCGGGATTAAGGCGATTATACCAACTACTGGTATAATTTATAAGTTAGGTGGAGTTAAATCTAAGTTGTCGGGTACGTTTCCGAATCTGATTGACGTGATGGGTCTTTTAATCAAGTAATGTTTTACGTTTTGTTTAAGGTTTGTTATGATAAAAATTGATGGTATAAAGGATGTTGAAAAACTTATGCGCGGAGAGCACGAATCTCAGACGCGTATACAAGTATCAGTTCCATCTGAAGCTAAGGATACTACCATTAGAAATGTAGGCGATCGCTGGACCGATGAGGATGGGAATGAATGGGAGCAGAAAGAAGGATACAAATTAAAACTAGGAAAAGATTGGCAACAAGAATTACATCAACATTTACGTGCATTTCCAAATTGCCAGAAGCAAGAATGTACATGTACGTTTCCTAACAAACTTGACGAGAAGATGAAGGCGTTGAAAGGCCTGTGTTTTGATTGTGTAATCACAATGGAGCATCGTATTAAGTTGGCTGGTAAATGGGATGAATATGAAAATGGACTTTTGAAAGAGAACGCGTTATCATGGTTGCGGGAAGCTGAAACAGATAAAGTGCGCATAGCAGAAGAATTGTCAAAGGTAGAATTTGTTAATGAATTTGGTGACGTGGAGAAGTGGGATGCGGCTAAAACAAAAGAGGAACTTCTTCAGAAAATTGACAACGAGTTTGAAGAGTTTAAGAACAACTTCATCAAGGCGATTGATGAGCAGTTGGGTAATAATACGGAGAGTAGTAGTGAAAACCAAGAGAGGAATCAGGGAGACACTTAATGGTTCGGAAGGTGAACTGTCTTCTAAACGAGTTTTGATGTTCATGTCATTTTTAGTTATGATAGCAATGGCATACTCGGCGATTTTTCTAGAAAAAAATGTACCCGAATATTTGTTTGAAGGATTTTCTTTTATCGTTATGACGACTGTATGTTCCGTTGCATCTGAAAAGTTTGCAAAGAGATATATGGACAGGCGTCGTAGCAAAACATATAGTGAAGAACATTTCTACACCGATAACAGTGTTACTGAGCTAGATGAACCAGACGGCTCAGAGTACAGTGGAAATGTCAGTAGATGGGAAGAATGATGTTATGAATGCAGAGGCGTTTGCCAACTACCTTACACCAATATGGACTTCGCATATACCACTTTCTCTTTCAGAGGGTGCTGATCATATTGCGACAGCATATCATATTTCAAATGTTGGGCAGACAACAACTCCGTTTGGAGCACCACTAATTAATGCAAATAAAGATATACTCAAATTGTTTCTTGAACTAGGAATGATGGTAAATCTCTATGGTGGTAAGGCGCAATCAACTGTTGGTAAGGTTGCTGGGTATATGAAAATTTTAGCTGGAAACCCACAACACCCTCAGTTCGTGGTGTATAAGGCGGCATCCGACCTTGCATTAGCAGAACTTCAGGCATCTTTACCGCCGCAACTTACGTTCATAGGTACATCACTCAAAGCACTATCTGAAGTTATCTTTGCCGATATAAAGAAAGGTGGAAGTAATCCATCGGGAATCTTCAAGAAGATAAAAAAGTTTGAAGGAATAATGAAGAGTGTGGACTTGAAGTCAATTGCATATCTATTGATGGCAACTGGCTTCTGTTTGTATTGGCTGACATCTACAATCTCACCCGTCCCGCCTATGCCACCTTGTATAGCACCAACTGTTGGGACAACTGTAATCTTCCCAGGGACTCCAATACCATTAAATTCTGATTTAGCTAGCTCATTCACCATATCAAAGAGGACTGACGAAGCTGTCCGAAAATTATCAAATTCGTGTATGTTCCATCAGTTCACCATCATGGGGTTGTATACGGGAATAATACCGTTCTTCCCATCTCCGATTCCAGGGCCACCTATTCCATGGTTTACATTGTTGAATATTCCGTTTCCAAATATTCCAATATCAAAATTACTTGACAAAGATGGAGACGGTAAAAAAGATGATGATGTTGGAGGTAGTGGTGGACAAGGGGGGAGCGGAACTTCTGGAAACTCTGGTGGTCAGACGGGGGGTACGAATCAGACTCCCTCGGGTCCCATACGAGGAACTAGCGGAACTAGTTCTGGACAACTTGGAACAGCTAGTGGTCAGACGTCTGGAGGTATTGGGTCGACATCTGCGGGGAGTTCATCTACTAACCCCCAAACATCCAACCAAACACAAGGTGGAGGTGGTTCTTCAGCGTCATCTTCCCCTAGCGGTACAACGTCAAGTTCATCGCAATATTCAAATGCTCCTTTAGCAGTAACAGACGCGCTTGTTAGTGACGTAAAATCTGTATTAGACGTCGATAACCCATTTGGATTAGTGATAGATTTCAACAGAACGAACACAGCATACCTTCAGCTAGTAATTGAATTGCATGAAAATGTGGTAGTTCTTAATGATGGAGATGAGGCTTTTAAGTTTGCAGTAGTTGTTAAACTTGACAACTTAGCACAAGATAAAGGTTTCCTAGGGAGTCAGCTATCACTTCCTACGGCAATAGGTGAGCGGATACTATACTCATATACCGATACGGTGAAGAGTAAGAACTCTATCTACTCTGATGTTATAGTGTCTCCTAAACTTCGTGCTATAGAATTGATGCGAGACCCGTTCCGTAGAGGATTGAGTAGTGTGGTTACTGACTCATTGCGTAAGTATCTAGACAGATGGTATGGTGGAAAATTCCCCCCACAATTCCAGAATGTTAATGCCTTTATCACTACAACAACTGTAAATGATACTGTCAGTAGGGGTAACGTTATCTTCACTCCGTTGCAAAAATTCAACCTTTTGCAGTGATATACAACTATTTATAGTAACAAAGGAAGGCTTTTGACATGAATAATACTGTGAAGGACGTAATAACAAAGTTAACAATGGTTACTAAGACCTCTTGGTTTTGGTACATTGTGTGCTTTGCGTTGGGAGCAATTTCAGTGTATCTGTATGAAAATTACAATGATAAACTTTTCGTTGAAAGGCAACTTCGGCAAATTGATTCTTTACGAATTGAGATAGCACATAAAGATAGTGCATACTCTATTATGAAACGTAAGTCAGATAGTTTAGATGTGGAACTTGAATGGGCTAGAAATAATGTGAAGGAAGTTGTTAGAAGTTTTCCAGTGTATAAACGTCCTGAGATTGTAAACCCAGACTCTGCGACTAGATTTGTACTAGATTTTATAAGGCAAGCCCCATGAAAACGATACTACTTATACTGATGATAGTGATAGGTTGCCACACGGCTAGCGCACAGAAAGATTCTGTAGTTTGTCTTACGAAGGCAGAGATTGTAATTTTGGCTAATAAAATCCGATTATTACAAGATAGTTTACAGTTCAAAGGTGCTATAATATCCGCGCAAGATACCTTAATAGTGAAGTCTGAGAATAGACTCTTGCTTTATAAGCAGCAGCTTGATAATCGAGAGCAAGTGGTGACGGCGTATAAAGAGCAAGCTGCAATTATGCAGAAGACTATTGAAGATTTACGACCTAAGTGGTATGATAATAAATTTCTATGGTTTAGTGCTGGAGCGGCTACCGTAATCGCAACTGTTTTGTTAGCTAGATAACGGAGACTGATGACATGAGTCAAAACGAAATACGCAAACAGATACGTGAGTTGTACATAAAGTGCGCTTCAAATCCAGCATTCTTTATGAGAAATTACGCATTCATTCAGCACCCAAAACGTGGTAAGATCAAGTTTGATCTCTTTGACTTTCAAACTGATGTACTAGACGACTTTAGACGCCATCAATACAATATCGTACTCAAAAGCCGTCAGATGGGTTTATCAACTCTCATAGCTGGCTATTCTCTTTGGATGATGTTGTTTCATAATGATAAGAACATCTTAGTTATCGCTACGAAACAAGATACTGCGAAGAATTTGGTTACAAAAGTTAGAGTAATGTATGATAATCTACCATCGTGGCTGAAAACTCGTACAGTTGAAGATAACAAACTTTCTCTCCGGTTTGAGAACGGTTCTCAAATAAAGGCTTCGTCGGCTGCTTCAGATGCTGCGCGTTCTGAGGCGTTGTCTTTACTCGTCATTGACGAGGCGGCGTTTATTAATGGAATTGAGGAAATATGGGCTTCTGCTCAGCAGACATTAGCAACTGGTGGCCAAGCTATTATAAACTCAACGCCAAACGGTGTTGGAAACTTTTATCACAAGACATGGGTTGACGCTACAACTAACGATAGGTCTCCGTTCCATCCTATATTCCTACATTGGAAATTGCATCCAGAGCGAGATCAAGCATGGCGTGATAAGCAAGATGAAGTCCTCGGACCACAAAAGGCAAAGCAAGAATGCGATGGGTCATTCTTGGCGTCTGGTATGTCGGTTATTAGCGGTGAGGAGCTAGAATGGTATCGAGAAAATCAACTGTCGGCTCCTATAGAAAAACGTGGTGTAGATTCGTCACTTTGGATTTGGGAATATCCACATCCCGATAAATCATACATTGTTGTCGCAGACGTAGCCCGAGGTGACGGCTCTGACTTCTCCGCGTTTCACGTCATTGACGTGGAGAATGTTGAACAAGTTGCCGAATTCAAGGCTATGCTTGGAACTACCCAATACGGTGATATTCTGATGAATATCGCTACGGAGTATAACGATGCTTTGTTGGTAGTTGAAAATGCTAACATAGGTTGGGCTGTTATTCAACGCATTATAGATAGAGGATATGATAATCTTTATTATACGTTTAAGGACGAGGGATTCATTGACCCAGCAATTCAATTGAGTAAAGGGTATGACCTCAAAGATAAGTCGGAAATGGTTCCTGGGTTCACGACGTCACAGCGAACTAGACCTCTCATAATAACAAAACTTATAGAATTTGTCCGAGAACACAGTTGTGTTATTCACTCCGCTAGATTAATTGAAGAGTTATCTGTATTCATCTGGAAGGGTTCTCGGGCAGAAGCACAATCTGGTTATAATGATGACTTGGTTATGGCCTATGCTATTGGGTTATGGGTTAGAGACATGGCACTTCGTCTCCGTGAGTTAGGATTGTCAAGAACTCGATCCACATTGGATGCCCTTGCAAACGTCCGACCAGTTAGAAGCACATTAGATACACCAGCAACACAATTACGTCAACATGGATGGTCAATGCCGTCACCGCATGGAGATCAAGATTTGCGTTGGTTAATAGATAAGATTGACTGATACTAATAAATTTTAAGGCATGACATGGCTTCAAAACCAAGATCAATATTTGATAGATTGAAAATACTCTTTAGTTCCAACGTCATCGTTCGTCAGATCGGTGGCAAGAAACTAAAGGTTGTTGATACTGCCAGATACCAGTCCGAAGGAAATCCACACGTATCCAAAGTAATTGACAGATTTGGAAGATTGCACGGTTCTGCTGGTGGTACACCGTTGTCTGTGTACAACCAATATAACTCATTTACATCAACCAAGATTGATCTTTACACCGACTATGAGTCAATGGATACTGATGCCATTGTTTCATCGGCATTAGACATTTATGCCGACGAGAGTACTCTTAAGAGTGATGTTGGGGATGTTGTGACCATAAAGACGGACAATGAAAATGTCCGTAAGATACTACGAAATCTTTTCTACGACATCTTGAATATAGAGTACAATCTATGGTCGTGGGTTCGTAACATGGTCAAATATGGCGACTTCTATCTGTTTTTAGATGTTGAAGACGGAATTGGTGTAAAGAACGTAGTGCCGTTTTCTGCATACGAAGTGGAAAGACAGGAAGGAACTGATCCTGAGAATTTATATTCAACTCAGTTCATCTACGAAGGTCCCTTGGGTAAAGGTAAGTTTGAAAACTTTGAAATTGCCCACTTCCGTCTACTAGGTGATACTAACTTCTTACCATACGGAAAGTCAATACTTGAAAATGCTAGGAAATTGTTCAAACAGTGGGTTCTGATGGAAGATGCCATGTTGATTCATCGGGTTATGAGAGCACCCGAACGCCGCATATTCAGAATTGACGTAGGAAACATACCTTCAAACGAAGTTGATGCGTACATCCAGAAGTTAATGGATAGCTCAAAGAAAGTTCCTGTAGTTGATCCAAATACTGGTAACTATAACCTTCGTTATAATATGCAAAACCTACTAGAAGATTTTTATCTTCCGGTCAGAGGCGGTCAGTCGGGTACTGAGATAGAAACACTTCCTGGGTTGCAATATCAGGCTATTGAAGACATTGAGTATTTGAAGTCTAAGATTTTTGCCGCGTTGAAGGTACCGAAAGCATTTCTAGGATATGACGAGGGGTTGGAGGGGAAGGCAACTTTGGCGTCATTAGATATTCGCTTTGCTAGAACCATAGAGCGTGTGCAGCGAATAGTAGTCTCCGAGTTAACAAAGATAGCAGTCGTGCACTTGTATGCGCAAGGATTTCAAGATGCAGAGCTTGTGAACTTTGAACTATCCCTAACAGGACCATCCATCGTATACGAACAAGAAAAGATTCAGATGATGTCTGAGAAGGTTGATCTTGCGAAGTCAATGGTGGAGAGTAAGATGTTCTCGACAAACTACATATACAGTAACATCTTTAACATGTCAAGAGATGAGATGCTGTTTGAGCGTAATGAAGTAGTTGAAGATGTTAAGTATTTGTTTAGATTAAGTCAGATAGAGGGGGAAGGTAATGACCCTATGATTACTAAAGAAAGTTTCGGAACTAAACATGATCTAGCACAATTGAGCATGTTCGGCGGTTCTAGTACAGCTAGACCAATTAATGACTATGCTGATATTGAAGTACCAAAGGGTGGTTGGCCTGGGGCTGGTAGACCAAAAAACAATACAACGTATGGTACGGATGCGTCTAATTTCGGTAGAGATGCACTTGGGGGAGATAGCGCAGTAAGTCCTGCCAAACCAAATAACAAGTTACGTCATTCCTATCGCAATGGAAGTCCGTTAGCTCTTGAATCTGTTGACTCTAGTCCGCAGCCGATTCGCAGAAATTCACTAAACTCTAATGAGATATTAGCATTGAAGTCTATGGGTGTGTTGAAATTGAAGAGTAAATCAATCATCTCTGATAGCCTTATACCATCGGTAAGTCCGGTTGATCCTAAGATGCTGAGAGAAGACATATTACTCCCAGATGAAGAAATTTGATAGTAACTCATATTTATGTATTGTAGGGCATTTTTAATCACTGGATGGGTGCATGAAAAAGATAAAACACTCTAAGATAAAGAATACTGGTATGTTATTTGAGCTTTTAACGAGGCAGATAACATCGGACATCTTATCCGAAAAGGACTCGGTATCCGTTGAGATATTACGTAAGTTCTTCGCACCGAAGACTGAACTGTATAAGGAGTATTCGCTATATAGGACATTGGCGGAAGAATCATTTTCATCCGAATCTCGGTGTATGATGCTTATTGAATCTGTCATAAAAGCCCGTCGTTCAATTGATAAAGTGAAACTGAAAGAAGAGAAGTACCAATTAATAAAAGAGTTGGCAAACAATTACGATGTAAATGTTTTCTTCCAAACCAAGGTTCGCAACTACAAATTGCTAGCATCAATTTATAAAATTCTTGAATACACAGAACTTGATAATCCGTCTGAGATAACTCGCTCTAAAGTCACTATTGTTGAAAACATGATGAATCCAAACTCTAAGCTAATAACTGGGAAAAAGCACGAGTTAGAAGATGAGCCAAAAGAAATACGCGTCATGACATACAAGATTATGATACAACGCTTTAATGAGAAATACGGGGAACTCACAGATAACCAAAAGGAAATACTGAAAGAGTATATTGAAAATGTGTCAAGTACTAACAAGTTAAAGCATTTTCTTGAGCACGAAGCTAACAAGGTTCGTGAAATTTTTCAAGAGAATCTTCATACACTCACCGACAAAGTTCTTAAGATTAAGCTGACTGAGATAACTTCTTTACTAGACAAGTATGAGAACATTAAGAAGGTGGATGAATCACACGTAGTATCCTTGTTAAGATATTACGATATCATTGACGATTTAGGATGGAGTTCATAATGGCAGACGGAGTTCACCCATATAACTTTTCCACCACTCGACATAATAACGATTTTGAGCGTTTAGGTCATCCTGGAAAATTTTATAAAGTAGTAGAGTGTACAAGTGGAACTACTTTCTTTACTGGCTCAAACTATGGAGCGGGTGGTATATTGGTTCCAACTGGATCAAATGGAACAGTGTTCTTATCTAACGGTGGATCAATTCCAGCATCCGCATTAGTTGGTTCTTCTACTAGTATACATGAGTTATCAGTCAGCGCAGTTACAGTGAGTGCTGGTACAATTTACGTCTTGATACGAAATCAACTAGTGCGATAACGGAGAATAAGCATGAAACGTAATCGTAATGTAGAATCTTTTATCAAAAAATTAGTGCAAACTGAGTCTTATCGTCTTTTCGTTGAGGAGACTAGCGGGGCCGTTGGTAACACTACAAACAATATTGATGGCTACGATACAAAGTATGCGTTTGCAAAAGATGAGGAATCTCATGAGTCGGGAATGAAAGACATTATGACTACCGCTGGATACACAGCGGCAACCAAAAAAAGCAAACGTAACTTTGAATCGCATAAGAAGAATGGTGCGCAACTTTCTGAGATTTCTTATAAAGAGTTCAAACGTAGTTCAGATGCACCCGCTAATCGTAAGATAAGCGAAGCTATAAATCAAATTGATAGGAACTTACGAGAGATTGAACGTTCAGTGCGCCACGCATCTAGACTTAAGACTGAGTTATCAGTAGATCAGCGTACTATATGGAAGTCTTCACTGAATCGAGTAGTTAAGATTGCCGAGAGATTAGTGCGGATTCGTAAAATGATTAATGAATTAGGTGCTTAACGATGGCAAAACAATTACTTATTGATACTATGCTCTTCACACCTATCTCCATGCCTCTACATGAGGCGTCGGCGTATGGTGAAGGTAAGGTTATCACAACTGGTATCCTTCAACGCGCTGGGAAGAAGAATCAAAATGGACGTGTATATCCTAAGGATATATTGGTACGTGAGGCGAAGAAATACAAAGATATTTATATAAAAGAACGCAGGGCTATCGGAGAACTTGACCACCCTGACCGTTCTGTAGTTGAGTTAAAGAACGTATCGCATACTATACTAGATTTGTATTGGAAAGGCGATGACTTATTCGGTGTAGTTCAAATTCTACCAACACCGTCGGGAAATATCCTTCAGGCTTTGTTAAACTCGGGTATCCGTCTTGGAATTTCATCCCGAGGTATGGGTTCAGTCGAAAAGCTGTCAGAGGATACTGTCCAAGTTCAAGATGATTTTGAGTTGATTTGTTGGGACTTTGTATCTAATCCATCAACACACGGCGCGTTTATGTATCAACAGCGTGAAGGTATACATGAATCACGATTGATTTCTGAGGCAAACACGGGTGGTGTCGTAAAGATTGATCCTAGAATCAAACGGATACAAGAGAACATCTCGCATATTATTTGTGAGATAGGCGATGTATGCGAATGCCTATTCTGAGAAAGATATGCCAGCTAAATCTAAGTCACAGCAACGATTAATGGCGATGGCGTTGTTATATAAGACTGGTAAGATAAAAAATGTTAATGCAACAATTAAGAAAGTAGGAGATAGTATGAGTGTCAAGCAATTAAAAAAGTTTGCCAAAACTGAACACTCTAAGTTGAAAGAGACTAAGGAGAAAACCTCTGAGAAGTCAACCGAGCTGAACGAATCTCGTATTCGTCAGATGGTGTCCCGTCGCATTAAGAAGTTGTTTACCGAATCTACTAAGCAAGAGGATGATCGTCCAGTGTATACTGATGAACAAAAGCGTCGGTTTACCGAATCTATAAAGAAATTTAATAAGTTCGGAGAATCCATCTATCGCGATGATAACGTTTTAGAAGCATATAAGCAGATAAAGGAACTGGTTGAATTTGCGGTCAACAACTTAGCTGAAGACGCCGCCGAATGGTTTGATGATGTTACTGCAACTCGTCATGCTAAGCGTCTTAAAGAATCCTTCAAGGTATTTGAGAAGAGTATCCAAGAAGTATCAAAATTACAACGACGTGCTGAGGCGGCGTTTGATGATATAGGTGAAACATTGAGCAAATATTACAAGATTGAAAGCTCAAAACCAGTTAATGAGTCAGCGCAAGTACGGTTGAAGGAGGAGGACATTAAGTCATTTTTGACAAAGTTTGTGTCTATCCTAGACAAAAAATTAGGTGCTAGGCCACTTACGTTAGATGCAGTAACACTTACAAAAGAAGTTTCTCATCTAATATCAAGTCTATTAGCTAAAGACATTCCAAACACTGATCGTAGAATGAAGAGTTCAAATGAAGCTGCTGCGCTATACGTGCAGTATAGGAAAAACAAGAAGTTAACGCGTGATGAATTAGTAAATCAATTAGCCCAACATCCAGTGTTCGGCAAGCTGTAAAATATTTTATAGAAGGAATGGTTATGTCAGTAGAAGTAAACAGAGGAGTACCGAAGACAACTCATGTCAAGGTAAAGAAGACAGAGAACATGAGTATTGATCTCATGTTAAAGATTTTTAAGCGGAAGGTTAAAGACAGCGGAATCCTAGAAGAGTATAAAGATAGAACTGAGTACGTAAAACCATCAAAGCGAAAGAAAGACAAACGAAATGCATCTATCAAACGACAGAGAAAACTAGATAGAGAAAATCAATTTTTTTCATAATACACTATGGCTAAAAAATTAACAAAGTTGAATGTAGGCATAAAGCATGGATTCCGCAGTGGACTTGAAGAGGCAGTTAATCTGTCTCTTCAAGTTAGTGGCAAAACGTATGAATACGAGAAAACTAAGATTGAATATGTGCAGCCTGCTAAGGTGAGAACGTATCTACCGGATTTTTCTCTTACGAAACAGGACGGTATGACGATGTTCATTGAGACAAAGGGTAGATGGACAAAGGACGATCGCGTTAGATTTGATTGGATATTTGAACAGCATCCAGATTTAGATATACGATTCATTTTTCAAAATCCAAATGCTAAAATTTACAAGGGAAGTAAGACGACGTATGCGCAATATTGCGATAAAAAAGGATGGCTGTGGGCTAAGAAGAGTATACCTAGTACATGGTTAGACGAATGTCTTTGATATGTATAGATACTAGAACTGTATACTGTGGAGATTATTGTGAAACTTTCAACGCGTAGAGAGCTTTTAGAAGAAGCAAAAGACGAGATCAAATGGTTAGAAGTTGAATCTAAACTAGGAAACTATTCATCCGAAGTTCTGAATGAGGGGGTTCTATATGACATGTGGAAGAAGTTTCTTCGTTTAGCAAGTATCGGGCCTAGAAACAAGAAGAGCTGGAAGTCTTATGTCGTTGAGTATTTCAAGTCCTTGTTTGCATGGGCAAGTGCTGTTAGTGTGAGTACAACAATAGGTTCCGCTATAAATGCCAAGTTCGGATTATTAGTTGGAGTACTTGCGTTAGCATCGTATGTCGGTAGAGACCACATAAATTACTTGTTAGCAAAATACTTTCAAGATAGATACTTTGATGAGCACCTTAAGCCCATTGTAGATGAACTCATTCCTATTATTCAGAGCAACGAGAACATGAAGCTACAGTCTGCGTCAATACACAGTTTGATGGATGAAATAATAGAGCTTCGAACACAGCATAGTGAAATTGAGCCAGGCACAGTGAATGCGGCAACGCGCCGTCGGGATATTGATCGTCGTATGGGCGAAATACGTAAACAGATACTTAAAATTCAACATGAAATGAACAAATGCTTTGATGAGATATTCAGAGATTCAAAATTTCAAGAAAAGTTTAAAGATCAAGTTCCACCAGATAAACACTCATTTGCGGGAGAGTTGTCATCTGCTAAATGGCAAGTTGAACTGCGAAAAGCAGTGATGGCATCAATACTTCCGCCTGATTCTGAAATCTCAGCAATTCAAAATGATATGCGTATGATAGTTGATTCGTATCTATCGTAACAAAGTATAAAATGAACTTTTTTAAAGAAATCTCATCAAACGATGAGATTTTTTTTATTTTTGCAATTTATCAACATATTTATGTATACGTAGTACTCTACCACTGTAGAGTTAACAATAATATTTTAAGTTGATTAGCACTACTAATAGTGTTAGATACTAGTTGGAGATGTATATGCCAAAGACAAAGCGGAATACCAATCTGCTAATGGAGGCTGTCGCGGACGCTAAGGCGGTTCGTGAGACAGCTCTTCTGAATGCTAAGTTAGCATTACAGGAGGCGTTTGCTCCTAGACTGCAAAGCATCATTTCAAACAAACTCGCAGAGGAATCTGAAGAGGATGATGAAGATGCTCCAGTCATGGATGAAGACGAAGATATGCCAGAAGATGATATGGGCGATGCGCCTGTTGATGAGGGCGATGATGGTGAGGATGTACCGGAAGAAGAACCAGAAGCCGAAGAGCCACCAGTTGAAGAAGGTGAAGACGGCGAAGAGGTACCGGAAGAAGAACCAGAAGCCGAAGAGCCACCAGTTGAAGAAGGTGAAGACGGCGAAGAGGATGAGATTGATGCTGAGTTGCAAGAAATTCTGCGTCAATTAGAAGAGGAAGCTGACTCGTCTGACATTGGAATGGGTGACAACAAAATGCCATCCGCAGATGCGTCGGATGATAACACGGACGACCCCGGTCGTAATAAACTTTACGAAGAAGATGATGTTGAAGATGAAGGTGATGAACCTGCACCAACGGAGCCACCAGTTGAAGAAGGTGAAGACGGCGACGAAGATGAAATTGATATTCAAGAAATTCTTCGTTCACTTCGCGAAGAGGATGAAGCTGAACAAGCCGAAACTTCTGCCGAAGAAGCTCCGGCTGAAGAGCCTGAATCTGAAGAGTCTGAAGAGGCTCTTGGTGAAGCATACCGTGTTATTCAGTATCTACGTCGTAAACTTAATGAAGTTAACCTTTTGAATGCAAAGTTGCTTTTTGCAACTAAGTTGTTCCAAAAGTATAACTTGACTGAATCTCAGAAGATGACCATTGTTGAAAGTTTTGATAGAGCAGCTTCAGTACGCGAGGCTAAACTTGTGTACGGAACTCTAGCAGAATCATTCAACAAGTTTAAGAATGCATCTTCTAAGAAGGCACCAGTTACAAGCGCGAAGCGTTCTCTACGTGAAAGCATCACGGGTGGCGCAAGCAAATCAGTTCGTTCGACAAAACCAACTAAGACAATCTTGACAGAAGATGAAAAGATGTTTAAGCGTATGCAAGAGTTGGCAAACATACGAGGCTGATCGGTAATTTTCACAGAACCAAATTAAATTGGAGATAATTAATGAGTAATGGAATTAATAAATTTTTGCAAGATACCTCTGGTCGCAGAAACCTTATGGTTGAGAACAAGCGTGTTCTTACCAAGTGGTCTAAGTCTGGATTGCTAGAGGGTCTTACTGGTCATGAGAAGATAAACATGGCCGTGTTGCTTGAAAATCAAGCAAAGCAACTTATTGAAGAGTCTTCGCGGACTGGTACCGCTGCTGGCTCTGAAGAGTGGAATGGCGTTGCTCTCCCACTCGTTCGTCGTGTGTTTGCAGAAATTGCAGCTAAGGACTTTGTTAGCGTTCAACCTATGAACCTACCTTCGGGTCTAGTATTCTATCTTGACTTCAAGTACGGTACTGCACAGCCAGGATTTACGACTGGAGCTGGTAAGGATTCACAGGCGGACAGTGTGTTTGGTGTTACTGGTGCGCAAGCTCGTAATGCCGATCCTTCCGGTGGTCTCTATGGTGCTGGTCGCTTTGGCTATAGCATCAATGACGCTGTGACATCAACACTTAGTGTTACTGGCTCAGTGACAACGCCATCCGCAACACAATATGTTACTGGTTCAGTAAGCTACACTGCAACGAGTATCTTCCAGCACGATACTGAGTTCCAAGCTGCATATTCAGCTTCTCTCGCGGCAGGAAACATCTACACAGTTACTGTATCCACTGCATCCATGTCAAATCCTGACATTGAAGGTGCTCGTGCATACAAGATTTCTGGTACTAACATTATTGATTATTTCCCACAGTATACTTCCGTAAACAACAATGGGAATCAAATCACGTTCGTAGTATCTGCTTCGGGTGTACCTGGTCAAGCCACGGTAACCTATCACAAGCAGCCTGCTTCAATTTCACGTGGTGACTTTGAAGATACATCTGGTGCTGACATTGGTATCCCAGAGATTAATTTTGAAATGCGTTCTGAGCCGATAACTGCTAAGACACGTAAGTTGAAGGCAGTTTGGACTCCAGAATACGCGCAAGACTTGAATGCATACCACTCAATTGATGCTGAGGCTGAATTGACATCTATGCTTTCGGAATACATTTCGCAAGAAATTGATCTTGAAATCATTGACATGTTGATTAAGAATGCTCAAACAACTGAGCGTTGGTCTGCACGGGTTGGTCGTATGTATGATGCAAACACGTCGCAATTTGCTGATATGAGTTCCGCACAAGCTCAGGCTTCTGCATACAATCAGCAAACATGGTTCCAAACCATCGGAACGAAGATTCAGAAAGTTTCTAACATCATTCACCAGAAGACACTTCGCGGTGGTGCAAACTTCTTAGTATGCTCCCCACAAGTAGCAACTATCCTAGAATCAATTCCTGGATACAACGTTGATGGTGAAGGTGCTAAATTCGCAATGGGTGTTCAGAAGGCTGGTCAAATCAATGGCCGAATCACAGTATATAAGAATCCGTACATGCTTGAGAACCAAGTATTGATGGGTTATCGCGGCTCACAGTTCTTAGAAACTGGTGCTGTGTATGCTCCATATATCCCTCTTGTAATGACTCCGTTGATCTACGATCCAACAAACTTCACGCCACGTAAGGGTGTAATGACTCGTTACGCTAAGAAGATTGTTCGTCCAGAGTTTTACGGACTCATCCAAATCGAAGGTTTGGGTGATATATAAGCCTTTCGTTAGCTAGCTAATATGTGGGTGGTGATATTATTTCACCACCCACTTCTTTTTGTAGTTTGAAGACATATTTATCTGTATGAAGTTATTAACCATCTACACTAATGTTTATCGCGGAGTGATGAATGAATATTGCAAATAGAAGATACTTGCAGAAGTTGATAAAGGAAGAGGTTCAGCGTATGATCCGCGAAGCAGAGGATGACGCCCCAGCACCTAATCCTCAGATTGAGGCTGAGTTGGAGAAGGCATTGGAAGATGCTGGTAAATCCTTTGCATCGGAAATGAACAAGATTGCAAAAGACACTGAGACTAAACTGAAGGATGAGGATGAGGTTCAACAAGTTATTGATGACAATCCAGAGCTTGAGAAGCTAGCTAAGGAGTCAGTATCAATAAAGAGTAGATTGAAGGATGGTAAGATTTCACTCCAAGAGCGTGAGAAACTCAATGAAGAAATTTTCTCAATTTTAGGTATAACATCAATCTTGATGGCGTTACCAGCCGTTGTAACATTGATAGGGAAACTAGTATCTGTTATAGAACGTAAGCTCGGCGGTAAGAAAGAGATGGGCGAAAAGATTCAGCACTTCGGGCACGAAATGCACGAGATGGTACTTAAGTTGATACAGAAGGGCATGATGCTCATTCCTGGGTTTAAGAAGATGCCGTCAGACAAGCAAAAGAAGATAGTACATCTAGTCCACATTGTTATAGTGTTGATGTTGGCTATTCAATCTGGTGGAGTCGCTATTGGTGAGATAAAAGCTGGTCTAGAAGCTGCTAATGTCGGATTAGCGTCCTTTGAAGGAGTATTGACTGCCGTGAAGAGTGGAGAAGTTCTCGCATTCTTACGAGAAGCTGTCATGGATATTTTAGAAGCATAATGTATATAATCATATAGGTTAAGGATACAAGTTGAGGATTGATTTTTTGTAGGTAGAACGGGGGTAGTTGTGATAAACTTCTACCCCCGTTTGTATTCATGAAACATACTTATAGGTAGATGGAATTGTACATGGAATATATTAAATTATTCGTTTCAAGCGTGATAACCATTGTTGGTGTTATCTTGTCTTGGTGGCTAAAACGTAAGTACGGTGAGTATAAGACTAATACCACTACTAGAGAGTTAAAGCAACAACAACTTGTTCAGACAATACTTGAGCAAAAGTTAGAAGAGTTCGGTGCACAGAGAGCTTTCATAATTCAACGACATAACGGTGGAAAATTTGGCACGGGTAAGTCAATGAACAAGATGTCAACGACATATGAGGCATTAGAGGAAGGCGTTAGCACTGAGTTTAAGAATCACCAAAACTTACCGATGACATTATATACAAATTTCGTAACTTCAGTTGTAGAATACAACTCACTGTATCCAGTGGTTGACGATGTTGACGATATACTTACAAAGGCATTTTTTGTGCAACGAGGTACTAGGTCTGCTATTGTATTTCCAATCAAAAAGAACAATGAGTTTTTGGGTATGGTGGGTTTTGAATGGACACACAAAGCTCGAAATCTTGAAACCATGTATAAAGAGTCAATGGATGATGGTCGCGTTCTAGGAGAGACACTTTCAAAATTACTGTAGGAGTGTATATGAATAAGGTGATAGATGTTGACGATAATGACAACATCAACAGTGCTGAGGCAGAAGTAGATGGTTTGGAAGTACATGGAATTAAGAGAGGTAGAAAGCACATAAAGACCAAGGTAGAATTTAACGTATCACTCAATGAAGAGCAGAAGGAAATAAAGTCAAAAATTTTACGAGATACAATCTCGGTATTAACAGGAAAGGCTGGCTCTGGTAAGACACTGTTGGCAACTCAGATAGCACTAGAATACTTGTACTATAAAGAAGTTGATAAGATAATCATAACTAGACCAACCGTTTCAGATGAAGAAATAGGATTCTTACCTGGAGACATAAAAGAGAAGATGGACCCGTGGGTTGTACCAATCTATTCTAACATGCACATATTATCCGGAAAAGCCAAAATCGATAAGTACATATCTGAGAATAAAATTGAGATTGCGCCTATATCATTCATGCGAGGTAGAACATTTTTAAACTCGTGCGTCATCGTAGATGAAGCGCAAAACATAACACGATCGCAGATGGAGATGGTTATGTCTCGTCTAGGTGTAAACTCAAAGATGATGATCTGTGGAGATAGATCACAGACTGATCTCGTGGGTGGTAAGAAGCAGAGTGGATTCCCCCATCTCTTACAGATGGCAAACCAGATAAAAGGTCTTAACATATATGAGTTAAAGACAAATCATAGACATCCTATCGTTGATGACATATTAACGTTTTTTCAAAATCTAGATAAGTGAGAAAGTAGTAATGCCAACCGAATCAGAATACTCACAGATACCAATATGGCCTGGTAGCTCTTCGTTTGCTACTGGAAGTACTCCATTTGGGTTCTATGATACCGATGCTGAATTTCAGCAAGACATAGATAAGTTTGCTAAGTGGGCTGCTCTTAGATTGGGTTATCCTATAGTTGATGTTGAAATGCAAGACATCAACTTCTATGCTTGCTTTGAAGAGGCGGTATCCGAGTATTCAAACTATGTAAACCAATATAACATTCAGCAGAATCTTATCAACCTATTAGGATCAACTACCTCTAGTAACTTGACACATGTCAACATATCCCCAAACATGGGTGGTGTTATTCAGATCGCCATGGAGTATGGTAACGAATCAATGCTCAATGGTAATATAACACTCTATTCGGCATCTATTAATATCACGTCAAGTAATCAAATTTACGATTTGAATTCTCTCATTCGTGACGTACATAAGCCATCACAATCAATTGAGATTAAGAGGGTTCATCATTATGCTCCCCCCGCCGCATTGAGATTCTATGATCCAATGTTGGGTAACCAGGCGTTATTAGACACGTTTGGGTTTGGAGCATATTCAACTGGAGTCTCATTCATGTTAATGCCTATGTATGCTGACTTACTTCGCGTCCAGGCTATTGAATTTAATGATATGATGAGAAAGTCAAACTATTCATTTGAAATTTATAATAACACCTTGCGCATCTTTCCTATTCCAGTTAGAGACTTCAAACTGTGGATTGATTACATCGTGAAGGAAGAAAGGTCTGACCCATTAAAGAATCCGACGGGAACTGTGTCTGACTTCTCCAATGCTCCGTACGATAGGATGAGTTACCAACATATTAATTCAGTGGGTAGGCAGTGGATTTATCGGTATGGATTAGCGTCGGCAAAAGAAGTGCTAGGTGCTATACGTGGTAAATACCAGAGCATTCCAATTCCAAATGCAGAGGTGACCTTAAACTCGGCAGACCTTATATCGGCTGGTCAACAAGAAAAGCAACAATTGATTGAGGAACTAAAACTCATACTAGAATCTACAACACGTCAGAAGATGCTTGAAGCGAAGAGAGCTGAGGCTGAAAATCTCAACGCGGTGCTCACACAGAGTCCTCTAAAATTTTATATAGGATAACAATATGCCTTTGTTTAACAGCAAACGAGATGCGAGTTTTCTCTACAAGGTTGTGAACGAGTTGGTTTCCGACATCGTAGATACTCGCGTTGCTGTGTATAAGCTATCGTTATCAGATACTAAAACTAACATCTACGATGAATCTGACAAGAAGATATACTTCACTCCAGTTATTGTCCCAGCTCTCATTAATCGCATGGAGAGGACATTTGAAGGTACTGAGTTTGGCCAAGATTATACCCAAACATGTGACTTCGCTTTTATTCGCGAACAATTAAAAGAGTATGATGTTCTTGTTGAAGTTGGGGATATAATTGAGTTCAATGGTGAATGGTGGGAAGTAGACAGTATACAAGATAACCAATACTTCGGCGGTAAGAATCCAGATTACGCCACATCAGAAAACAGATGGGGTCTTAGTGTGTCAATTGTTGCTAACTGTCACTTGACTCGCCGTTCACATATACACATTGAAGAGATACGATCAGCTCCACGCACAGATTTGAATGATTTACCGAGTAATATATGAAAAATTCTAGCAAATACAGAGTTCCGCCATTACGTCGTACGCGAGATTCGTTTATTGATGATGCTAACTCGTCTGAGAATCCTAGGATAGACCTCGGAGAATCTAGGCACACTCAAGTTCGTAGAGATAAGGATACCGTTAGATCAATTTCGGTGACGCTCTATGATGTTGATTTCGCCATCAAGACGTTTATAGAATCAACGATAATGCCCAAGATTCGTGATGGGTATGAAGTTGTTGATGTTCCCGTATTGTATGCTAATGCTGAGAAGTGGGCGTCAATACAAAGCCGTGGGTATCTTCGCGATGCCAAGGGTAAGTCTATAGCTCCATTGATTACATTTCGCAGATCGTCGGTAGCAATCAAACAAGAACTAAGAAAAAACAAAGTATCGTCCGTTAATCAGATGGCGTATGTAACTGCTCAAAAGTACAGCAGAACGCAACCGTATGACAGGAACTCTGCACTGTTCTCCACCTCCAAGCAACGTGAATACTTCTTAACACCAATACCAGATTACGTTGACATTATATATGATTTCATTGTGTGGACAGAATACCAGTCACAGCTAAATGAGTTGATAGAACAGTTTATTTGGTTCGGTGGACAGTCGTTCGGTGATAAGAATTGGTTTAAGTTTCCATCGTATCTTGACAACGTTTCTATTGAAGATACTAATATGACTGGACAAGATCGTCTAGTCAGAGCTACGTTCCAGCTAACAATACACGCGTATCTTCTACCGAAGGAAGCAAGTGGTGAGGTTACGACTAAGAGAGTAGTTACACCAAATAAGATTCAATTCGTATCCGAGGCATTTGGAGATATTGGTTCTAGTATCGTTGATCGTTATCGACCTTTCAAACCGTTAAATGTTGATGCTGAGCAAGACTTGAAAGATTACCAACGGGAGTTGAATGATTTCAACGATACATCGTTACCAGCGAGTCCTGACGTATACACGTCTGAGACGGATTGACATTTCTGAGACATATTTATAGAGACGGTGTAAACCGACATGTTTTAAAAACCCTATCACGGAGTGGTTATGGCAGACGAAAGAGATATTGCAAAAGAAGATTTGGAAATGATTACAAGCCTTAGAAATGATTACGCGTTAATCACTTCTAAGTTTGGTCATACCGAGGTTGAACTCCATCTTATGGAGAAGCGTCTAAACGATCTTCATGAGTTTAAGAAGAATCTTATCAATGAATACCAGGAACTTCAAACACGGGAAGCTGAGCTGGTGAAGGCGATGAGTGAGAAATACGGCGAAGGAGTTATTGACCTAGACTCTAGTAAATTTATCCCTTCTAAGTAAACGTTTGAAAAATTCAGATCATATTTATAGTAGAGTAAAAAAACTTCTACTTGTTTACCTTTTGGAGAATAATAGTGGCAAATGAAAGAATCGTAAGCCCTGGTGTCTTCACCAATGAGAAAGATCAATCGTTCCTAGCACAGGGAGTTGGTCAAATTGGTGCTGCATTGATAGGTCCTACCATAAAAGGACCAGCGTTTGTGCCTACTGTAGTAAATGGTTATGGTGACTTTGTAACAAAATTTGGTGGTACATTTGAGCAATCATATCTACCATACACAGCAAAGAGTTATCTAGCAGACGCTGGAAGTGCAACTGTTGTTCGAGTTCTTGGTACTGGTGGCTATACTCTGAAGAATCCAGTTGCAGTTGTTGCTACTGGATCGTTCGGAAGGCGGTTAATATCATTCTTACACCCAACATATGTGGTGACAAGTAACGATGCGACTGCTCTTTTTGATAAGACAATTCTTGCATCCAATGCGAGTGGCTCATTCGTTCTAACGCTGTCTGGATCGTTCACGACTGACGTTAGCTCGTTCACTAATGCTGTGAATGAAAACGGCACACCATTCTCAGCTTCCATTAACCCAGAAAGCTCAGCATTTATTGGTGACTTGTACGGCTATAATCCATACGGTACACATGCAGTATACAACTATGTGGCGTTTAAGAAGTTTGCTTCGGCATCTCTAGCCGCTGATCCTGCGGCTACCATCCTTATTGAAACTGGTAGTGCATCAACACCTCAGTGGGATTTCTCAACTGATTACCTTGAAGCATCAACTCCATGGGTAACATCGCAGAAGGTTGGTGCGGTAACAACAAACTTATTTAAGTTCCATACGTTGTCACATGGTGTTCATGCGAACTATGAAGTTAAGGTGGGTATTGCAAATGTTCGCGCTGCCGGAACTATTGCTGGAAGTGAATATGGTGACTTTGACGTCGTTGTACGGTATGTTGACCAATCAAAAATTTACAATACACCGTTCACTTCCGAAGATGACGACTTGCGTCCAAACATTGTAGAAGTATTCAAGTGCGATCTAAATCCAAACTCTCCTAAATTCATAGGTAGAGTTATCGGTGATAATTACATTACGATTACTAGTGAAGGTAAAGTAGTTGTTAACGGTAACTATTCAAACAAGTCAAAGTTCATTCGTGTTGAAGTATCGGACGCAGTTGCTAATGGAGCAGTATCGGCGACTCTAGTACCTTTCGGGTTTAGAGCACCAAAGTCACCTATCCCAGATGGCTATACACAACCAGCTTCAGCATCATACGTATCAAACCAAACATCGGGTGGAGCATATAATAAGCGGGTATATTGGGGATTCTCGTATGATTTTACCAATACAGATAACATCAATTATTTGAAGCCTCTACCAGCATCATCATTCCAGACAACTGGAAGTAATGCTGACTTCTACCTAGGAGACTATAGCCAACCAGCGGGTGCAAATCATCCAACTGCTGCGACGGCATATAGTGGTTCAATTAACTTGACGTCAAATACGTCTATTGATACTCGTAAGTTTATGGTGCCGTTCCAAGGTGGATTTGATGGTCACAAGCCTCATCTTCAAAAGAAGACTGGTACGCATATTGTAGCTGGTAATACTCAAGGGTTTGATATTTCGTCAACTGCGGCAAGTGGTTACACGTCATATAAGAAAGCTCTTGACACTATCTCCAACTCCGATGAATTTGACATTAACATGATCATCGTTCCTGGCGTTATACACTCGCTTCATTCTGCTATTACTTCATATACGAAGGAAGTTTGTGAAGATCGTGGTGACTGCTTCTACGTAATGGACTCGGTTGGAATTGATGACTCAATCTCAACTGCAATATCAACAGTTGAAGGGTTTGATTCAAATTATGTCTCCACGTATTTCCCATGGGTTAAGATTCTTGATCAAGAGAGAAATAAACCAATTTGGGTTCCACCTAGCGTAGTGTTACCGGGAGTCATGGCATACACAGATAAGGTATCAGCTCCGTGGTGGGCACCTGCTGGGTTAACACGCGGCGGATTGACTGAGGTTATAGAGCCAAAGACTCGCTTAACGAAGGAAGAGCGGGATGAGCTATATGAAGCTAGAGTTAACCCAATCGCGGTATTCCCAGGAAGTGGTGTCTGCGTGTGGGGTCAGAAGACATTGCAAGGTAAGCCGAGTGCTCTTGACCGTGTGAACGTTCGTCGTGGGTTGATTGAAATCAAGAAGTTCATTGCTTCGGCAACACGCTACTTGGTATTTGAGCAGAACACAACTCAAACTCGTACGCGTTTCTTGAATATCGTAACTCCATACTTGGAGTCAATCCAACAACGTCAAGGTTTATATGCGTTTAGAGTTATCATGGATGAGTCCAACAATACTCCAGATATTATAGATCGTAACATTTTGTATGGTCAGCTATTCTTACAACCAGCTAAGACTGCTGAATTTATCATCCTAGATTTCAACATTCAATCAACTGGAGCTGCGTTCCCAGGAACGTAACCAATAGATAGATAGTAGTAGTAAGATACTCCTTAGATCATCTCTAAGGAGTATCTTCGTTTTGGGGTGGCTGTGAATCTTCAAATTGCTTTGGATACCATATCCATTTAGTACTACCGCAGTCCCATATTCGATCGTAACCATTTAGTTGCATGTTTTGCCATTCGGTTAGTTTGTCGTCATAGACTTCAAGTATCTTCTTTAACTTGTGCTTTTGGAATCTGTTTCTAGACGCAAATATTGTCGTATGGTCATTAGCCTTGAAGTAATGATAGTTCGGTGGTGTGATATGAACTAATGTAAATCCAATCTTACTATAGGTCTGGCCAGTGAAGTATCTTCTATCGGAGAATGATAATATCCCAGATGGTTGGTACATCTTCACGAAGTAGCTAAACATTTTTTCTAAGCCGCCCCGAATATTCGTGTTCACCTTATTACAGAATCGATACATCTCCCATTCAGTTTCTTTATTGAATCGATTCTTACCGAAGGTTAACACGGATACTAACTCATCTTTGTAAAACAACCCAATTCTTACCGATGAGGTATCCTCCCCCTGTATATGATTGTTATAGAGGAAGTTGTTGGATACCTCCGCTGAAATATCTTTGACGGTGCACTTTCTACCATGCAGATGGCGTGTATCTTCCGGCAGTATCTTATTTGAGAGAATTGATTTAACAATTTCTTGTTTATGAATCCATTCAATGTCTAGAACGTGAACAAGTGATATTCCATTTCTACTACATTGCTTGGTCTTCGTTAGGTGGTATTGTTTGTTCTTATTCCCAGAAATTTCTCCGTGATAGTAGAGTCCGTTGACTTCAATTGCTAACTGTTTAGATGGAAGATAGATGTCTAACTCTTTGCCCATGAGCACCGACTTATCTCCGTGGATAATTTCACCACCATAGAATGTCTTAATCCATTCTATGATTTCGTATTCACACTTTGACTTTGTTCTAGTTATGGGATGACACGTTCGACATATTGGTATTCGCCCATCATCTAGTGATGATTGAAACGTAGAATGACAGTGATTACATTCAAAATCATAAACCTTAGTATAGACTCCGGTATAATCATTGAAGTCAAATTTAGGAGTTACGTCTTTGAGTTTAGCAATTACTTTCTGGTACATCCGTAGTCTATTTTTTGGAGTCTGAAGAGGGTGATTGACTCCGTACCTCTTTAGTAATTTTTCTTTGAAGAGTGGAGACTGAGAGAATGTAGTCACACCGTAACGTTTTCGCATAGTTTCCTGTGCTTGTTTGGTGTTGTTGAATTTAGTGCTTCCATACCGTTCTAGTAATGTTCTCTTTGCTTTGTCACGGTTGGTAAAGTGTTCAACTCCATATTTCTTTAAGTTAGTTAGCTTTCGTTTCTCTAAGAATCCATCAACTTTTGAGTTGTGGTCTACACCGTATCTTGCTAGTAGTGTTTGGCGAATTTTTGATCTTGAAGATTTAATCACTACCTCAGTAGTCTGGTACTTATGCTGACATTTTCTACTACACACTACCCTTGGCTTTCTCTTGTCATATGTAAAAAGTGAGTTGCACATGGGACATGTCTTAGTAACACTGTTCACTTGTTTGTTGTATTTCGCTTTGCATTTTCGGGAACATAAGTCATCGCTCTCGTATGCTGACGTTTCAAATTGCTGAGAGCATTGTTTGCAAGTTTTCATAATGGTTGAGGTTTAATGAATAGGTTCATACACTATAAATATACACAAACTTTTTTTATCATAACTCGGTAGAAAGTTGTAATTTTCATATTTATTTATGTAATGCTCACAATATAGCAACTTGGAGAAATAAATGGCAGAATTACTTGACCCGAACGAGATATTTTTTACTCCGTTTGAGCCTAAACTACAGAATCGGCACATCATGTACATTGAAGGTGTTCCGGCATTTCTTGTTAAGGGTGCTACGCGTCCTAACATCAACTTCAACCCGATAACGTTAGATCACATCAACGTTAAGCGTAAGGTGAAGGGTAAGGGTGAGTGGCAAGATATAACGCTTAAGTTATACGATCCTATAGTGCCATCTGCTGCCCAGGCAGTTATGGAGTGGGTTCGTCTATCTCACGAATCTGTTACTGGTCGCGATGGATATAGCGATTTCTACAAGAAGGATTTAACTCTTGTTATCTTAGGCCCAACGGGTGATAAGGTAGAGGAGTGGACTATAAAGGGTGCATTCATCACTCAAACGAATTTTGGTGAAATGGACTGGGCTAATGACGCTTTCGTTGAAATCAATATAACGATTGCTTACGACTACGCAATACTCCAATACTAAGAGATACTTACATTTCTTTCGTATGATAATAAAGCCTCGCGTACGATCATTTCAAAAATTTTTGTATGTGGGGCTTTTTGCATCCCAAATCAATCCCTAATAGTTATTAGTAACACGGATACTTTATGCTTGGAGTAAAACTATGAAACTTTCAACTCGTGCTCAATTGCTTAGAGAGGCCAAGAAGACAATTCAGCGAATTAATGAAGCTGAAGATATTAACGCTCTTAAAAGTGAAGTTGAGGGCGTGGTTGAAGATGTTATTACACCTGAAATTGAAAAGATTATTAAAGATAAGTCGTTCTCACTTGATCTAGAAAAGATTAAGAGTGTGAAAATTGACACCAAATCAATTATTTCTTCGTTGCCTTCTGACGCCAAGAAAGCCGCTGAAGAGATGCTGCGGGGTTTGAAAACCGAATCAATTTTTAATGTAAATCTCAGTGCTATTGCATCTATTTTAAGTAAGGTGACTTCGGTTGGTAAGATAGCATTGAAAATCTTTCCGTTGAGCACATTGAAGGTTATATATACTAGAACTAAGGATGCCGCTACCAGACTCGCTGATAAAATAATTTCATCACCAACGTTTATCAATGTTGTGAAGAAGACTGGTATACTTACTGCACTTACGACAATTGCACCTATTGTCGCTAAGGCATCATGTGGGTGTACTAGCGAAGCAGATACAACCTCACGTGCTCAGGAAATGTTAGAATTGGAATTTAGACGTATTTCACTTATGAAGACCGTAAATCCTGGATATAAAAAAGAATTGGCTGATTCCGGCACTATTGAAGTATTTCTTGCGATAATGGCGTTCTTTGTTGTAGTTATTCTTATAATTTTTATTATCAAAAAATACAAAAAGTCTGAAAATTGAAAAGGTCTTACTGATACTTTATGTTTGGAGTAAACTATGAAACTGTCAACTCGCACTCAACTGCTTAAAGAAGCAAAGAAGACAATTCAGCGGATCAACGAAGCTGAAGACATTAATGCGCTTAAGCAAGAAGCTGAGAGGCTTGCGGGTAGTATTATTGAACCAATAATCAAAAAGAGTGCTGAAGATGTAATACCAACGATTGATCCTAATAAGGTTAGTAAGTTGAAAATTGATGTTAAGTCAATTGTAGCGTCATTGCCCAACGATGCAAAGAAGATAGCCGAAGAATTAACAAGTGGATTGAAGACCGAATCAATCTTTAGCATGAACTTAAGTTCCATTGCATCTATCTTAACTAAGGTAACGAGTGTCGGTAAAGTTGCATTAAAGATATTTTCAATGAGCAACTTAAAGATGATGTACGCAAGTGCCAAGGACACGGCAACTAAATTTGCTGATAAGTTAGTGTCGTCTCCAAAATTTATCAACATCGTGAAGAAAACTGGTGTGCTAACGGCGGTGACAACTTTATCGCCGATTATTGCTAAAGCGTGTGCTTTTTGTGGTCAAAGTCCAGCAGAATTTGAAGCGTGGGCGAAAAGAAACGCGGAGATTAGAGAGGCAGCACGTCTTGCCGCCCGTGCTGCTGACAGTACAGCTAATCCACAAGATTATATTCAACATGTTGCTAAGCCATTGACTCAAGAACAAAGTTTACAGCAAATGGCAGACGCTATGCAGATATTCTTGGTAGTAATAGGTATCGTATGTACGGTGTTGATTATAGTATTCATCGTTAATCATATTAAGTTTCGCAGAGAAAACGATCCTAATAAATGATAAAACTGTTTCGTGACATATTGACAGAAACACTTTCCGAAGTTAATAAAAGTAGGGGGCAGTGGAGTTCGTCTGAACATGCATTATCATTGATTGATGAGTGTAATGAAATTCTTCAGTTGGAACAATTGATCACTATTAAGGTCAAAGGGGGTACAATTCGTTCTAGTGTAAAACAAATTTTGCGAATCGTATCTGTGTTTATTTCAAAACGATTTCATGTTCTGCTAAAAGATGGTGATGTCACGGTTTTTAAATTCTATGATGTCGAAGAATTAACAAACGGGTTGGTTAATGATGGTGTATATTATTGTATTGCTAAATTTGATGAAACACATTTACTCAATCAATTGGGTAAAGATGGTTGGGATGCCAATGCCGATGCCACAAAGCATAGTGAATATTTACTTAAGGATGTATTCAAACATCTATTCATTGGCGTTTTAGGAACCTCGGAATCTAACTCCCCAACGTTTAAACGGATATACGGGTGGAACGATGTTAAGGTTGTTGATGTATCTAAAATATCCCCAGGATATCGTGGTAGAGGATATGGTAAACTTTTATATGCATCTGCGCTCAAAGATGTGGATGCACTTATAAGTTCCGATACTCTGTACGAAGGTTCGTACCACATCTGGTCTGAAACTATTCCAAAATTCAGTGGCTTCTTTGGGATTTTAGTTTCAGACAAAGATACACGAAAAATCGGCGGCTCTACAATAAATCTTGTTATACCTACGGCTGATCAAAAGTCATATGTTGCGGCAGAAAAGCACGTGAAAGACGTTGAGGGAAGATTCATGACTGTAGGCACTAGATTCGTAGCGAGTCGTAAAACGAATAAGCGCATTGATAACTTGATTCAAGCGTTTAAGCGTGTTGATTTCTCACAAATAATCACATGTTACGTACCAGGAGCGACGAGTGATGAAATGGTAGATGTGTTGGATGAGGCTAGTGATATAGAAGATGTTCTTCAATACGCGGAAGTTGAATTTGCGCGAACACCAAATCCTTCAGTCGTAAAGGCGATTAACAACCACACCACGTTAATCTTATACACGGATAGTGCTGTCTTCGTCATTAAAGAAACCGCTAATGGGATAGATTGGTCATTGATGTGAAGTTTTTGCAAACAAGACTATATTTATAGTAACCACAAAATAGTTTCAGTTACAACATGAAAGAGTGTTATGAATTCAAGAATTGACACGGGCAATAACTTGCCTATACCAGAACATATATCAGACGCTGAACTGAAAAGTAGTCTTTTAGCAGACTATAAGCAGGCGGAGGTTAGAGCTAATAACTTTCCAACTGAGATAGTTCCGTTACCATCTAAAGGGCTGTTATACCCCGAAGATCATCCGTTAGCTAACGGTACGGTTGAAATGAAGTACATGACTGCTAAGGAAGAGGATATTCTAACATCTTCAAATCTTATCAAGCAGGGGGTAGTGTTTGATAAACTGTTTGAATCCTTGTTGGTGACTAAATTTAGATATGACGACCTATATGAAGGTGATAAGAACGCCATTATGATTGCCGCCCGAATACTAGGGTATGGTGCGGATTATGTAGTTACGGTTGATGACCCGTCTGATCCAACACAAAAACAACAGGTCACTATTGATCTTACGCAGATAGAGCACAAGGAGGTGGACTATTCTCTGTTTGCAGATAGGAAGAATGAATTTACATTTGAATTACCCGCGACAAAACGGGTCATCACCTTTAGACTACCAACCGTTGGATTGAATAATCAAATCAAAGAAGAAATGAAAGCGTTGAATAAGTCAATCGTTCGCACTGGTGTGGATAGGGAGCTTAGTACGCGATTGAAATATTTGATCACGTCGGTTGATGGTGAGCGTGGGAGGACGTTTATAAACTCGTTTGTTGATAATGAGTTATTTGCTAGAGACTCAAAGGCTTTCAGGAAGTACATGCGTGAGATAGCTCCAGACCTAGATATGAAGTTTACATTTACATCCTCAACTACGGGGGAAGTGAAGGAGTTGGACATCCCTATGGATGTCAGCTTTTTTTGGCCTGACCTCGGAGTATAAGAGGGAGCTTCATGAAGAGGTATTCGCTCTATGTTATCATGGACAAGGTGGATTTACATGGGGTGAAGTATACAATATGCCAATACACCTTCGTCGGTTCTACATTACCAAGGTAAAGGAGAAAATAGACGAACGAAACAAGTTAGAGCAAGACGAATATAATAAGGCAAAACGGGGTAATGTCCCAAACTTTAGAAGACCTTAAACATAGTGGGTTACATATTTATCTGTATGTAACCCACTCTCATTTCAGGAGACATGTAGATGCCTACAAAAAGAAGATCACACGGCAAATCTAAGTTTGGAATAATAGGCTCCAAACTCAAAGATGTGTTGAAAAGTTTAATAATCGATCTCATCGCCGCAAGAAAGGTTACTAAAATAACCAAAGAACTGAATAAAGACTCTAAAGTGAAAGACGCTGTACAAGCTACTCATCAAGCATATGACAGAATGGAAAGAACTATTGATGAGTTTTGTAGTAAATACCCAGAAGAATGTCAACGCATAAAGGATGAAATTGAGAAAGGCTAATGGCATCTAAGAAAGACGATAATAAACGAAAAGAGGATTTATCGGACTCCATTGATTTAACTAAGAAGTTCGGGGATATTCTTTCTACGGTCAACAAGATGTTAACTGAACAAGCGGCGGCGCAGAAAGAAGTTAACTCTTTAGTTGAAAAGCAACTAGAACTCATTAAAGAGTTGAAGGAAGATCGTAAAAAGCAAACTGAGTTTAATGATTCGGATGAAAAGTTTTCAAAGCGTAAACTTACGAATGAGGAGAAACTTCGCGATCTTCGAGATGATGCGTTACTCACCGCGAAGGCTTATGCCGACAACATAAAACTTGCTAGAGTTAATAATGAGGCGATGCTACCATCCGTTGGTAAGTTGGGCAAGAATCAATTAGCGTTAGTGGAGCTTCAGAGTAAACAAGCAGTTGCCGCCGCTACATTCTTAGAAACTCTAAACGACACCTCTAAAACTGAGAATCTCTCCAAAGAAGCTATGAAGGAAATTGTTTCCTTCTCGGATAGATACGTCTCGTTGACTAGTCAAGCTAAGACTATACAAGATTCAATCTTAAAGCAGTCCAACGATGTCATCAAAGGAAACTATCAATCGGTAGATATAGAAAGCCAGCGGAATGCTATCAAGTTGATGGAACTTGATGTAGCAGACTTGATTGCGAAGAGAACGTCAGCGGCATCTCAAGAGGAAGCAGATGCGTTGCAGTCAAGAATATTGGATATGACTATGCAGTTAGACATTGCAAATAACTTAGTAGAATCTTCTACACAGTTAAATGCTACATATGATTCTGCTGCGAAAAGAATGAAAGAGGTCAAGAAGGTTAGTGGCGATATTGCTAGTGGGGTTGGAAAATCCATATCATCAATATCGGGTATACTTGGTAAGATTCCAGGCGGTTCACATCTATCGAAAGCATTGAACATCGAGGGATTAGCTAAATCTGTTGAATCAAAATTAGGTGGAGCACTTGATAACATACTAGGTAAGCTAGGCCCTGGTGCAACGGGAATGGTGGGTAAACTTGGAATCATAGGCGGTGTCGTCGGCGGTTTAGCAGCCACTGCATTTGGTTTCTTACTTCACAATGTAATGGAGCTTGATGCTGAAGTTAGTGAAGTAGGTAAAACATTTGGCGTATCTAGGCAAGAAGCGATTGGGTTGCACCATGAAACTGTTGCTATTGCTGGTGAGATGAAATTAGTCGGTCTAAACTCAAAAGAAGTTCTAGCTGGGGTTAAAGCTACATCTGAAGTTCTAGGTGGAATGAGTGCTCCTGCCTTGTTTAAACAAAATAACCCCGCTGTAAAACAATTAGTAAAAGACACTACTGTTCTCAGTGAAAAATTCAATTTGAGTAATGAAGAGATTGCAAGTATCCATAACCTTTCAGTCATGACCGGAAAGAGTATGGGCGAACTCACGATGGAGTCATCGACTCTTAACAAGGGTCTATTCAGCTCTAAAGATGCGTTGAAGATGATGGCTTCAATTCCAAAATCAGTTGTTGTTGCATTCAAAGGTGGTACTCAAGAGCTTATTAAGGCTGCTGCAAAGGCTAAGATGCTAGGCATGGAACTTGGAAAAGTTCAAGACATTGGCGATGGTATGTTAGACATAGAGGCATCTCTTGGGAAGGAGATGGAAGCACGTGCATTGACTGGAAAGAATTTGAACCTAGATGCTGCTAGATATTTCGCTTTGACTGGAGATGTTGCGTCTCTACAGGATGAAATACTTAACCAAGCTGGATCGTTAGAAGATTTTCAGAAGATGAATCGCATTCAGCAGAAGTCATTTGCAGACGCTATGGGTATGAGTGTTGATGAGATGACTAGTATGTTAACCAATGCACAGAAGCTGAAGGATATTGGTATGAGTTCTGCACGTGCAGAAGAACTACAAGCAAAGAATGCGGCTGAACTAAAAGATTTAGCAGCAAAGACTGGCGATGAGAAACAGAAGGCATACATTCAAGAGTTAGCTAAGCAGAAGGAAGTTGCGACTATGCAACAGAGATTCCAAGACGTATTGAAAAAAGTTCAAGAAAAATTACAATCTTTGTTAGCACCCGTTCTTGAGTTAGTACATGGTCTTCTTGATTCGGCTGAATCGGGTGAGTTATTAAATGATGTTATTAACACTGCGAAGGGAATAATGGCAAATGTAGTACCAATAGTGAAGACTATCTTCAAGGTACTGAGTGCTATATTAACTCCGCTAGCTGGTATATTTAGTGCGCTGTTTAAAGTGGATGAAGGTACGAAGACCGTACAAGCCTCGTTTGGAGGCGTTGCGGGAGTTCTAGGTGTTGTCGCTGGGTTCTTCGTTGGAAAGGCTTTGCTTACCAAGGGTATGGATATGCTCAAGGAGAAAGCTAAAGATGCTGGTAAAGCGATCATTGACAAAGTTGGTGGTGCGATGAGCAAGGTAACTGATAAGGGTAAAGGTCTTGCTGAAAAAGCTCTACCTTCAAAACCAGATAAAGCGGCTAAGGCTGGAAAGGGTGGGGGGATCGGCGATAGTATAGCAAATTTTGTTAACAAGATTGACGCTAAAAAACTTATGATGTCAGCCGCCGCTATTCTTATACTAGCAGCAGCTTTATATGTTGCGGCTAAGGCATTTCAAGAGTTCGGGAAGGTAAATTGGGATGGAATTGCCAAGGGCGTAGTTGGATTATTGGCATTAGTTGGTGCGGCATTTTTGATTGATAAGATAAAAGGTCAAATAATTGCTGGTTCCGTAGCACTGCTTATCTTGTCTGCTGCGTTGTATGTCATGGCGCAAGGATTTAAGACTTTCAATGAAGTTGAATGGGGTTCTATTCTTAAGGGTATCGCCGTAATTGTAGTATTAGCGGGTGTGGCTGTCTTACTTGGTATGGTTGCCCCACTAGCATACGCTGGTGCTGGTGCTCTTCTTGTAATATCGGCGGCTGTTTTAGTGTTTGGTGCTGGTATGATGCTGATGGCCGATAGCTTGACGAAGGCTACTCCGCTTATAAACGCATTCTTCAACGGATTAAATGCAGTGGTTCAAAGTGTGGGTAACGTCATAGTTAATGCAATAAACGCAATAGGAAGTCAGATAACTGGAGTGCTTGATAGGTTACTTGCAATAGGAAACTTAAATCCAGCTAAATTGATGGCAATTGCGGGTAGCATTACCGCGTTAGGTGCTGCACTTGTTGCATTTGGTGGTGGTAGTGGTATAGGTGCAATAGCAGATGGGCTAGGTAAGTTGTTTGGTGGTGAAAGTCCTATGGAACAAGTTATGAAAATTTCTACTAAACTGAAGCCAGATGCTCTCTTGCTTACTGCTAAATCTATACGTGATCTAGCGGATGCGTTTCAATATTTTGCTAAGTCCACTGCAAGTCTTGCGAATTTTGATACTGATAAGCTAGACGTTATCATTGAGAAGATGGAGGATGTTCGTTCTGTTGAAAGTGGTGGTATAAAGGGGGTTGCTAACGCTATAGGTGGATTCATAGGAGGGTTGTTTGGCTCACCAGATGAACAGAAGGGACAAACAATTACAACATCGGGTGGTAGTGGTGAGAAGGATAAGATGGATCAAGTTATCTCGTTACTGTCGCAGATCGTGGGTGCGGCAAATCAACCGACAGTTATTAAGTTCGGTGATAAGACGGTAGAGGAGATAAAGACGCAGCTTAACTTCAAGAAGGCGTATAGTGTCGGTGTAGATAATACATATGGACGCTCTGTCTAATTCCGAGTCCCATCCTATTTATAGGTAGTACACTATAAGAGAGTTAAATGAGTTTACTTGATCTTTCATCTGATCTATCTCGTTATCGTTCAACTGTTCGTCGTGAAGAGAATTTTCCAGAAGCGTCTAAAGCAACCAACGAAAAAAACTTTGCAACCGTTCAGCCGATAACAGAAAAGCTATCGCAGTTTTCCATTCCGATCATCCGTCAGAAACCAGTTGATCATGTGGCAATGATGCGTAATGTAAGCTCCACGGTGAAGATGGTAAACGATGATGTTCTGATCAATTCAGTTTCAGAGTTTAGTCCTAAGAATTCCACACGCGATCTGACCAATGTCAACGTGACGTCAATTGAGTCTGTTGCTAAGAACTTACCGAAGATAACAAAATTCAGTACTGACAGTAAGTTAAATTTCTCAAATACGATTATTAACAAGGCGACAAACGGAACGTTTAATCTTGAATCGCCAGTGGTAATAGATCAGACGTCATCACCAATTGAACATCAGTCTGTAGTATCGCCCGTTGGGTTTGTACAGACCGATAACAAAATTTTGTTTACCACTGCCGTTACTAAGGTGGAATCTACTGGTGTTACAATACCAGATATACCAATTATACGGACAACCGTTGCGAATTTGAATCAGACTGTTGTTATCAATAAAGAACGACTACCATTTGGCAATATAGTTGATCCGAACATAGGGATAACAGCACCATCTCAGACATTAGACCGTGAAAAGCAAAGTCCGGTAATTGATAAAAATTCCATACAACAAAATTTAATTGTCAATCCAGACGTTAAGATAGTAAGGGTGTCGTATAATGACATTCATCTAACAGCCGTGTCTGAATTTGATTTGTTCGGTTCTCCGATACAATTTCAGCGTGATGTACTTAGAACGGTTGACTTACCACATTCAATAGTTCCGAATACATACTTACCGTCAAATGCGTTAACTGTAGATCATAGTGAATTAAACGCAGACACTATTACGTCTGGATTGATTAGTGGTAGATTTGAATCTTCAACCCGTAGTAAGTTATCTATCGTCGGTACACAAGAAGTTGATTTCTTTTCTAACGAGTTTGCGTCTGGATTTGTAACTAGACAGCAAGTTGGAGAAACTAATTACACGGGTCAAAGTGCGTTCACTTGGGTAGATACGCCAACGAATGCGGACTACTTCCTCAATACTAACGCAGATGGGTTTACAATCCGTCAGCAACTTTTAGATACTAAATATGTCAATGGAAGTAGTGTACTTGGGTTTACTAAGCCAACTGGCGGTGACTTCTTTGATGTTGCAAAGAAATATGCTAGCAGTGGGTTTGACACATTCACTCTTCACTTAGAGACAAAGTATATACCAGATGCTTCCGCATATACATTTAAGAAACCTTCGGGTGTAAACTATTTTGATGTATTGAAGTTTCATAGTAGTCGCGGCTTTGAGTTGTTCACTAGGCCATTACAAACAGACTATAAGCATGATAGCTCTTTGTTTACTTGGATCGGCACAAATCCACCCGCAGTAAACTATTTTGATGCTATAGGACAAAACTCCACTGATGGATTTCATACGTTCGCACGTATGCTAGATACAAAATATATTCTAGGATCGTCACGTTTAGATTGGGATGGTAGTCGTAAGCAAGCTCCGTCGGTGAACTATTTTGATGTATCCAACATCTACTCTACTGATGGTTTCCATACGTTTGCTCAGATGCTAGATACTAAGTATATCTTAGGGTCTTCCGTATTCGATTGGGATGGGGATAGAGAGCAGGCACCAGCGGTGAACTATTTTGACTTGACTGGGCGCAATACGACAACCGGATTTCATACGTTTGCGCAGATGTTGGACACTAAGTATATTCATGAATCATCTATATTTGATTGGGATGGATCACGTGAACAAGCTCCGGCTATAAACTATTTTGATCTAACGGGTAGGAACACCACAGTTGGGTTTCATACATTCGCTCAAATGCTTGATACGAAGTATGTTCATGAGTCGTCAATTTTTGATTGGGACGGCCAACGTCTAGACGCTCCTTCGGTAAACTATTTCGATCTAACGGGTAGGAATACGACTGTAGGCTTTCACACCTTTGCCCAAATGCTTGACACGAAGTATGTACACGAATCGTCTATATTTGATTGGGATGGATCACGTGAACAAGCTCCATCGGTGAACTATTTTGACTTGACAGGAAAGAACACTACAGATGGGTTTCATACGTTTGCCCGTATGCTTGATACGAAATATGTACACGAATCATCTGAGTTTGATTGGGATGGTTCTCGCCAAGATGCGCCGACAGTAAATTATTTTGATTTAACTGGTAAGCATACTACTGTTGGTTTCCACTCATTTGCAGAATTGCTTGATACGAAATATGTACACGAATCATCTGAGTTTGATTGGGATGGTTCTAAATACTCCTCTCCAGAAGTCAATTACTTTGACTTGGAAGGTAGATACACTAGTAAAGGATTTCACCGTCTAGCACAATTATACGATTCGAAGTATATTCCAGAGTCATCCCAGTTTGATTGGGATGGTAGTCGTCAAGCTGCTCCCGAAGTTAACTTCTTTACTAATGCAAATGCAACTGGATTCACGAAATTCGCACAGCATTTCTTGACTGAATATGCGCACGAATCGTCGACATTGACATTTAAAGGAACGTTGCCATCTCCCGTAGATTACTTCGGTAATCAAAACGCATTTGGATTTGAGAATCAAATACAGTTGTATGATTCAAAATATGTCCACGATTCTAGCCAATTTACGTTTAAGGGTTCTTCAAATTCTGCACCAGCAGTAAACATGTTTAGTGATCAAAACGCATTTGGATTTAATACATTCGCTGAGCCGTTGGTTACTCGTTATGTTCACGAATCGTCTAGATTTACGTTCAAAGGATCGTCTAGAGTAGCACCTTCAGTTGATTTTCTACCAAATGATTCGGCTCGTGGGTTTGATACATTCTCACCATTGATGCTTTCTCGTTATGTAATAAATTCAAGTGCTTTAACGTGGATAGGATCACGAGAAAATGCTCCAGAAGTTAACTACTTCGGAATAAATGGGGCGGAGAAGATAACTGGATTTAATAAACTCTTCAATGATAAGTCGCAAACTAAGTTGAGTCCAGCATATTCGGCATTTTCATTTGAAGGTGCTTCACGTAAAACACGTAAGGGCGGTATACCATACACTAACTTCTTCGGATTCACCCCGTCGGAGAGAACTGGTTTCATGGTGAATATGACGATGCACGATGGTACTTTATACCCTATAATTGATCCGACGCTTAGATTTGACGACGAGCCTGATCGCAGATATGATGTTGAATCTGCTAGATCACAGCGCAAACGAATGTCTACTAGAGATGTTGCTAAATACGCTCCTAACTCGTTAGGTAAGCGTCCTTGGTCAGACGGATCGTTATTTGCAACGCTTGAGAATCAAGTTCCAGAAAGTAAGATAAACGCTAGAGCTGGTTCGTATCAAGCAAAGTATGAGCAAACGCTAAAGAACTCAACTGATAATTTAGGATATCTAACGAAGTGGGCTATAACTAGACGTTCACCGTCACCTATAGATGAGCAATACAACAAGTTTAATCTACGAACTGATTCATATAATTCAGACCCAATTTGGTCACAACCATTCGTCTTACGAGGTATCCAATCCGAAGGATCGGTTGAACCGGAACGTTGGGGTGGGATACTAGGTGGATTTGATGAAGGCGTAGTTCGCGGTGGGATAGTAACTAGAACAGAACGAGGAATATTTGATGTTCAGCGTATTGGAAAGTGGTTAAGTTCGGCGAAGGGATTATTATGGAACGCTAAGCAAATAGGGTTGCAGTTGATGAATCCATACGTGGATTCTGATCCTAGAAACCCTGCTAGTGAGGTTCTTGGAATCCAAGCAACTCGTGTATTCAATCCACTTAGTACAATTGCAAACGTAGGGTCGGCAGTTGCTGGAATTCACATCGCACGTCATGGGTTGTTACCGACATCTGATGTATTTCTAAATAAGTATGAGTCTACAACATTATCACGTGAACGATCACTTAATCTTAGTAGCCCAGATTATAATTCATTTGATAGAGTTGACATACCTACTCCAATGTCTAGGCAGGGGACACAATCTAGATTGCTCATGCTTCAGAAGGAATTACTACCCGAATCATTCAGCCCGATTGTGAAATCAAACAGGAACATACCTTCGACTGAATTGGGGTCTGTATTGTCTAGTGTAGTCGGATCATCAGCGGCATCCGCTATTGAGAGTTATGCGAAGAGATTACTAGGCATTGATGGTATCATACGTATATCGTCTTCACATGGCGGCCCGCAATCCTATCTAGGCATTGGTCCTACTACAATACGTCGGTCAACAAATCGTGGTATAATTTATAATACGTCTCCAGGTGAATTGCTAAGGAATCCGGCGTCAATGGGTGCTACGGATGAAGCCTTTCGTCGGGATGTGTATTTTGCTCCTAAGAAAACTTATGGAGAACAAGATGTAAACAATTTGGGAGAAAAGGATTTACGTAAATTATTGTATCACCTGAAAGATGGTCCACGAATAAAGAACGAAGTTGCAACGACATATGATAAGACAGAGATAGACATTCAAGATCAAACCATTGATCGTATTGCAAAGTATAATCCGTTTGATTTGAAGTACCCATCTCCGGCTGATAAATTCAAGAAACAGACGGGCGTAGTATCAGATGCTAGAGTTGCGGACGGGCCTAATCCACTAATAGCTGACGTAGATGATCCGATAAAGCAATATAGGACTTCTAACTACGATTCGCTAAAGAGAAACGAAAGACGGGGTAATCGTTATTACAATGACTTTAGAGGTTCAATTACGTTGGACGATAAGACTAAATCATTCATAACCAACCCAGATGCAGCTAGATATGACACTCGTAACTTGGAAGAACGATATGGATTTGGATTCCAAGGTGATCCTGGACAACAGCGCGATCTTCCGTTTATTTCAAGTGTAATGCATAAGAAGTATGACAATAAGACTGCGTTTAATGCATCAGGTCCGAAGGAGTTTAGAGATTATGCTGTTGCAGTTGAGAAGGAAGTCGCTGGTAAGAAAACCAAATTCAGAGGTGATAGAATCAATATCATTGACTACAAACGAGCTAACTTCAACATAAATACCAATTTAGTTTACGAAAAGGCACCATACACTGATGGGATTAAAGGTACTGATGACCTTATAGAATTCTACTTTAGTAGCTTAGTATTGTCTGGTCACAACAATTGTCCAGCAGAAGTTATCGTCTTTAGATCGACATTTGGTAATATAACTGATTCTCATAACCCATCGTGGAACGCTGTTAAATACATGGGTCGAGCTGATCCGTTGTATGTTTATCAAGGATATGAGCGTGAAATTTCGTTTGATTTCACAGTTCATATTGGCTCTCGCGATGAGATGAAAGCTACTTGGAGAAAGTTGAACTATTTAGCCTCATGGACTGCTCCTGAATATTTAAAGAGTGGGCAAATGAGAGGTCCTATGATTCGATTGAACATCGGTCACTTGTATCGCAAGATGCCAGGATACATATCAACATTATCGTATACGTTTGATAATACACAGACAACGTGGGAAACGGCTAAATTACCAGAAGACATGAATCTCAATAACAGCGAGACGAAGGCACTATCTAATCCAGGTGTTCTCCAGTTACCAAAGCAGATAAATGTGTCTGTCGGATTTGTTCCGGTTGGTGTATACCGCCCTGAGTTTAGAGGTGTTATGTATAGTCTATTTGACGATACAAGCGGTGCTGGTAGTACTGGAATAGAGTCTGGACTAATACCAACTGGCAAGAATAAGGTGAATTATTTCAGCGAATTTGATGATCTTGAAGGTGAACCAGTTATCTACTCTGGTTATGATTTGGATGGTAAGACACGTACTCCATATGATGAGAAGCCGGAACAAGAAGTTAAATACATTACGTAAGGAAATTTATTATGGCATCTAGATACGATAACGCCAAAGTTATACCGAACGCTAGAAAAGTTGACAGTGATGGCGTTGAACATACCGTTCGGCGACTTGAGACTACAATCTATCCTAAATTTGATGAACTATTCGCAGATGATACCTATTTGATTTCTCAAGATGGAGATAGACTTGATTTACTTGCGAAGGAATTCTATGGTGATGAAACATTTTGGCATCTGATAGCATCTGTTAATAACTTAGGTAAGGGGACTTTAGCAGTTCCGCCTGGCGTGGTTATACGCATACCTTACTACGATGACTATGCCCCTATATCTGCTATGATCGAAGAACGAAACAATAGGAGGTAAGTATGCCTAAAATTGAAGGTGGTTATGTAAATCCGTTCTATCAAGAGGTAGACAAAGAGGTTAGTGCTGAATTAAATGAACGCTCTCGGATATACGGTGCACGTGTTAGGTCAACACGCAAGCAGGCCGAGAAGTTCCCTAATGATTTGGTATGGGCATACCAAAAGGTTGCATTCGCTCAGATAATTCCAGAGAAGGGGCCATCGTTAGGTATGGCATTTTCAAAGATAATGTCAAATCGTAAAGGTGAGTTGACCCTATACGACTCAACGCGCAATCAACCAAAATACCCACTGCTTCAGAGTGTTGAGATTTCAAACGAGGGTACAATCGGTTCATTGCTCAAAGGAAAGTTTACGTTCACCGTATATCCAGACATTACCAAACAAGGATTTAAGATGGCTGATTTAGAGGAAGCCTACTTTAAACCCGGTAGAGAAGTTACTATTAGATGGGGATGGTCGGCGAAAGCTGCTAATAAGAAAGCCAACTACGGAGAGCTACGAGGTATAATCTATAACTTTGATTGGTCGGTTAACGGTGATTTGTCAATAACTGCAACATGTTCTGTAGTTTCAAAAGCTACAATTGCAATTGGAGTATCTGGTGAACAGACAAATCCAGAATCCGATACAGAGACCGAAGACCCTTTGAATAAGCCAGTTCCAGATGGTGACATAGCGGGACTGATTGAGAAAGATATTGCCGAGTTGAATAAGGGTGGTAGTGTTAGTATGTCTTTGGGGCAGAAGAGATTCTACGGTAGAGATCAAACCGAAAGTGGTAAAAAACTTAATCCAAATGGTTTACAGTATTTTGTCATAGGATTACCCAAGTCTGATAAGGATGCACAAGGCACAGATGCTAACTCTGATAAGTCAACGCCGCCACCAGTTATTGAACCTACGTATTACATAAAACTCGGAGATTTAACAGAATTGGTAAACGGGTTGATTAGGAAGTCTGAGGAAGGTGGAGTTCTCGGAGTATCTGATCTATTCTATGTAGTATGTAATGGAAATCAGACAGAACATCTACCCGACATAGTTTCATGTGCACCCGAGCAAGTATTTTTCCCCGACCCGACTATGGGTAAGTACGGGAACTTCATACCATTTAAGACTGAACCTTTATTGACCATGGACTCGGACGGCACTACTCAACTTGATTCAAATACTATAAACATAGGTAATATTCTGATTTCTACAACTACGATAATAGAGTCATATAGGCAATTTGTCAAGGACAACCAAACAAATATTGAGTTTAAGAATATAACCAAATTTTTTGAAACGATAATTAGTAAAATCAATTACGCATCAGGCGAAACCTATCAGCTTTCATGTCGATTACTTGAGCCTGAGCAGTTACAAGGTGGTACTAAGGGCGGGATGAAATCCCCTAGGACTGGTGCTAGTAAAGCCATTCTTTCCATAGAAGACAACAACTTATCTAGGTCAGCAGTTGAAGAGGTCACGCCGTATGAGTTTAATTCATCCATAGCCAAACCAATAATCAAGTCGGTTTCAATATCAAGTAAGCCACCTGGCCCAGCGGCAACGGCGGCCTACGCTGAGGCTAGAGCTAGTAAGTCTGGTAAGGGATTAGGGCCGCAACAAGGTGATGTTAGAACAGCCCAGAATAAAGAGATTGATGAAGATAAATTCAAGAAACAATATGATGAAGCTCTAGATGCTATCAATAAGGTGAAGGATTCGTTTGCGTCAACGGGGGCGTCTGATAAATTTACTACCGATCTTAAGGGTAACTATGCGAAATATAAACGTGCAGCCCAAGGAGGCGCGGCTGGCTCTGGTGGGCACTGGTTGAACCGCGCAATATATCCAGTTGATTTGACTCTAACGATTGATGGTATCAATGGTTTTAAATTTGGCGACATTATTAAAATCAACTTGATCCCATCTACTTATAACCTTGAAGAGGTTGATATGGTATTTTGCATAACGAAAGTGTCTCATACTATACGAGACGGTGTGTGGGAGACTAAGTTGGAAACCAAGTCTAGAATTAATATGGGTAAGAGTCCGCCAGTATCTCCTAAATAACGACGTAATAATATGGCAAATCGTAAACGAATATATTATCCAGATACGCAAATAAACAAGAGCCTCTTCACGTCAGGTGAAGAGTGGATGTTGCTAGAAACGTGGGAAGAATACAAGGGTTATTATCATTCATATTCTTCCACGGGTGAGGTGTTTACGGAACCAGATTGGCATCCTACCAAGTCTAAACCTTTAGTTCCATTCAAACGAAAAAGCCCTGAATACTTCAAGTACATTGATTTAGTAAACTATGACATTGTTAACGGATCAAAGACTGAGATTTACGGATCTATTAAACTAGATAGATACACTGCTCCACGTGCTGTATTGAGAAAAGTCAGCCCAATTGAGAACTCAGATGGTATTATGCTTAGGTATTTTCTAGTAAAGAGGAATGAGCCTAATGAGAAGTTACCCATTGAGATTGATAAAAAGCAAGCTGATACGTACGGGATACTAAATCATGGTATAAATCAGTATTTATACGAACTTGTTACTATTAACTGGAAGATAGAAGGCCCTGAGTTTGACATTCTACGTGATGGAATTGTAGTTATTCCGGGGGTGGTTAGTACGAATCAGAGAATTGTCTTTGCGATATCGAAAAAATTTCCTATATTTGGTAAGTTATTAACGAATCTGCGGCAGTTCTCCAAGTATGATACCAAGCTATAAGCCGGACCTTGATTGTATCTGTATACCAATTCTAGCTAATCATCACTATCATCATTCTGTAGGTGAGGTTCTAGCCGTTTTTATTCGGTATATAGACGGCTCGGAAGCACTGATCAACTTCAGGCACCAAGATGGTTTATCTTCTAATGTTAGTTTTGACGACTTTGTGGTCACCTCCAACTCGCTGGTATATAACAAGAAAGTATTTCTTTCAAATGGAAAGGATATAGGCATTGATCTTAATAGCTTTCTTCATTACTTTGATGAGGAGATAGTTGACTTTAATACCATCTACGATGGGTTGCATATAAAACAATTCAACAGTTTTAGGGGGTCACCTATTTTGGGTCAAATAATACCGCTGTCAATACACGAGTTATTGTGTTCCGAGATAACATCTGCCGTCATTCCAATTTATGAATCAAATGTGGTGACCGATGAATGTAAAAACTATTGCAACGACTTTTGTAATACGTTTCATTCTTTGGATATGACGCATGTTATTATGAACTCACAACCTAGACTACAGAATTACATGTGGTATACTCTAACTAGTAGACCTAGCAATGCGTGTGATGGAATTAACTTCTCCGCCCTTAATAAGAAGACTGGTATTAGAAATTCAATCACATCTACATTTGAAGATGGTCTACTAGTACAATATGATTTTGATGCCTTCCATGTTAAGCTACTTTCTAATATCCTTAACTTCCAATGGTCAGACCATCCCTACAACGAGCTAATTCAATATACTGGACAAGCTATTACCTACGATGAAGTTAAGTCTAAGGTTTTCATAGAGCTATATGGTAATGGGGCTAAGACCGAGCTATCACATCACCCATTCTTCACTCTCGTTAGATCAATGGTGTCGTCTCTCTACGAACAATACATTAGAAATGGGTTTATTGGTTCTCATTTTTATGGGAAACGATTTAGGCATATAGATGACATTACTCCGTATAAGCTATTTAACTATTATCTTCAATCGTTAGAAACTGAGTACAATATTCAAGTTATCGGTAAAATTTACAAGTTCCTGAAATCTACAGCCCAGACGACTGCTTACAGAAGTAAATTTTGCATGTATATCTATGATGCCTTTATATTTGACATCCCTAGGGATGAAACGCATCTTATTGCGGAGATACGTAACATATTTGAGGTGGATGGTATGAGTGTGAAGGTATCTGTTGGTGAAACATTTGGTAGCCTACTTCCGGCGTAGCGAGTGCTATAAGGTATTCAGTATGATATTTATAGGCAAGTATACGGATAGGAGTGTTTGTGAAAACAGTGTTTGATGACATATTAGCAGAGTTATCTAGGAAAATTCCCTCGGGTATAATTGATCTTAACAATCAAGAGCATTTGAGTTTGTTATTTTCTTTAGTATCCGAATCAATGCCTCCTGAAGACGCGACATATCTCATTGAAGCTATGTTAGGAGAAACTAGTAATTTGTTAGTAGAGGAGCAACCGAAGTCTTTTCCGGCGGTTTCATCTGAGACGGGGAAGACTGTATACTTCAAGAGCAAAGAAAATCGTGATGATGCAATAAAGGCTGGTACGCATACGGCTGTGCCTAGGAAGTTAAAGCCACGAAAAAAGAAGAAGTCTAGTAAGAAGAAGTCTTCGTCAGCACCTAGTTCGGGAAAGGGAGATAAAAAAGACAAGAAAGATTCTTCATCATCTGAGAAAGATTCTTCTGGTGGAGGCGGTGGCCTTGCATCCATGATTTCTGGTGGTGCTAAGAAAGAGGAGGAGAAGGAAGAGAAGGCAGAGAAGGAGAAAGCTAAGAAGGCTAAAGAGGCTAGATTACCACCGAAGGTTAAGCCTAAACTTATAGCGGCATATCCAGTAACTACTGAAGACAACGTTGCAATGGAAATTACAGTTGGTAATATGAATATAGATCATTTTAAGAGTGAACCTCACATAAGTGACGCTGAATTTGATAAACTTATTGACAACACGAAGAAGTATAAAAGATTCAAATCGGATTTATCATTTACTGAAAAAATATCTAAGAAATTTCCAAAGAAATATCTTAAATTTCTTGAAAGAGTTTTCAGAGTTAATAAGTACAATGATTTTGAGCCACCCGTATCGTTGTTCTTTAATGGTGCTGGTATGGGTAGTATATCATCTCAATCTGCTGAAGTTCTCATGATGGCGTTTGCGATGGAGATGGATGCTAGCAAGCGTAAGGAGTTGCACGATACGATCGTTGAATACATTGACACGGTTGTAAAGAAATCTAAGGTCAAATTTATTATTGACAAGAGTTGGGTATCTGCCGCGTACAATCAGGCAGAATCATTACATGCTAGATTAAGATACACCCATAAGTCTGGATATGACATAGTTCAAGTGGCGTGGGACAACGAAGCGGACGCTATTGCACTTGGTATAGTTGACTATAAAAAAATTCGTAAGACACCAACCGACGTGTTCTTTAGGATTAAAGCTGATGGACGAGAGTATATACTTGAAGATTCTCTGAAGAAAGATAATGATGTGTTTCTTTTAACTTCTTCAGTGTATGAGGTTGCTACCTTTGCGGTAAAGAAGCTATCTCAGAAAGTACAGCAAGAATATAAGGATTTGTACTATAAACTTGAGCATACTGAGATGGATTCTGCGCAGAGAGCCGAGGCGGTCTATCGAGTAAAAGAGATAGAGTATGACGCACTTGAGAAAATTCCTGGCATAAATCCTCGCACGTATAGCGATCAGTTAACGTTATCCGCCATGAATATCGCCAATGATCTTGAGACATTCGTACCGAGAAATGCTGGAAAACGAGTAGCACCTAAGATAGATGAAAAATTTGTTACTATGACCGTTGGTGAAAATGCATCTGATAAAGAACTCCTAACAACCGCATTGAAGACACTAGCGGTCGCTCCTGCGAAGAGTGAAGAGTTCAAGAAGGCTTTATTGTCGTCATCAAGTAGACGTGCATCAAGTCGAACATATCTAAAGGCTATCATGTTGATGTCTGAGTATTTTGCTAGCTCTGGCAACGGTAACCTTCGTCGAAAACTTGATTCTCATTATGCACTCATCGGTGACTTTGCTAAAAATTACTTAGCTGAGATTGTGCGGGATAAGCAACTACGCGACGGATTAATGGAGAAGATTGACGAGGCCTTTCCGCTTCGCTCTCTATTTAACGAGACTTCTCACGCTGATATAGGTTCTATTCCAGTATTTAAGGATGTACTTGAACACTTGTTTAAGGTAAAGTCTTACGAAGATTTGAAGGCTAACTTAGTCGTTCGTACGAATGAACGTGGTTTCTATGAACTTATGTATGTGGCATCAAATAAATCAGAGGCGTTGCCTATCTCTAAGATTTATGTTAGAGCTAAGGGACAAGGTTACGACACCGCCCCTGCGTTGGAGCTTAAACTACACCCAGTCTTTGCAAAGAGGATAGCGCAGACAAACGCGGAACTTGGCATTGAGACGACTGGTATTCGTCAACAGATTAATCCAAAACAAACTACTAACAACTGAGAGAAAGGTATTGCGCACTCAACTATTATGCACATTCATTAAGAAGAACGAACTGAAGGCGATTACTGAAGCTATTTCGCACAAGTTCATAGTTCCAAATGATAAAATATTTGTATTGACTAGTGTTGATCTCCCGTCTGAAATTATAGTTTCATACAACATTCAAATGAATGAGCGGAAGGTATTTCTGCCAAACTCCATAATGGTGCATCGCAAACGCGAGACCAACACCATCTACACTATAAACGCGTTGAATGAGCTTATTCGCGCCCTGAATAATGGAGTATTAGACAGATCGTTTCAGATTGATTGGGAACGTTTTAGGGATATTTTGTTACTTAAACGCCCCGATGGATTTCATAAACTTAGACTAAAGACAGCGGAAGTCATACAGCTTCCATCGCGTTAATGGGTGCAAAATTCACAGTTGCCAGATATTTATAGACATATTCAGACTAGATGAGAATGCACATGAAAACGGTCAAAGACACTATAACTGATAGGATTATTCGAGAGGCAGATTCTTTGCTAGAGCGGTGGCGTGATTTTAGACGGTCATCGGTATTAGACGAGGGTTCTGGGGCGGAAATTATCTTCTCTGAGATAAAGACTGTCTTAAATCGTATCACAATGGGCGAAAATAGCACTATTCAGACGAGCATGTACCCTGAAGCTCAGACAGTGAAAGCACTGAAGGATTTAGGATACGAGTACAAGAAACCTATTGGAAAGAAGCTACACTTCTTTAATAAGGAAACTAGTGTGAGCCTATACTATAATCAGTCTTCAAAAAACATAACATTGGTGCCATAACATGAGAAAGCAACTTCGTGAAGAGATTGGTACTTCAATTGCTGAAAGCATAAAGAGTATAGTGTTCGTTGAACTTGGTACGTTACTTGAAAACAAGCCAGGATCGTTAATCGTTCTCTTCCCAGAAGCTGGTGCTCAAACTATTATGAAGTGGATGAAGAGCGTCAGTAGAACTCCCATCTTCTCTGAGAACTCAGAGCAACTGAAATCTCTGTCTGCTAGATTCTCTGGTAATACAGTGTTAAACTCAATGTATAGCGCAGTTAATAAGTTGAAGAACAAAGAGATTACTGACGAGGATGCGTCTGCTGCGCGTGAGAAGGAGGTCATCCGACTACTTTCTCGTGCAGGGCGAAACATCCAGTCTAAGTTAACTGAGGCGGATCGTGAATTGTTCATGAAGTTAACGGCTGCGCTGAAGACTCCAGCACTTGCGGTAGTTACTGCCCTTAACAAGAGCATTGAAGGTTCAACCAACATTGAAGTTCCCGAAGAGAAGCCGGAAGAGACACCGGAGAAGACTCCTGATGATTCTACGGCGGAGACTCCGCCTGAATCTAAGGAAGAACCTTCAGAGAAGCCGCCGTCTAAGGAGAAGTCTGCCCCTGTTGAAAAGAAGCCCGTTCCGAAGGAGAAGCCAAAGGAAGAGCCTACGGTGGAGAAGCCAGTTGTAAAGCCAATGAAGAAAGAGCCTACTGCTAACGAGAAGGATGAAGAAGTTCCGAAAAGTTCTGAGAAGACTGATGAATCTAAGCGCGTTTCAATAGCGTTAGATCGTCTGATACGTGAAGAGTTAACTAGAACTCTTCGAGAGTTTACGATGGACGGTGAGTTTAAGTGGAGAGAGTTATCAACCGAGGTTCGTGGTGTAATAACGTTACCGAATGGCATAGTAATTGATACTAAGAAGATGGTAATAGTTGTCTCCGAACCAACTATAATCCGTAAGGTTGATGAGCTTATTATGAAGAAGGTAATCTTCCCAATTCAGTATCGTAAGGCGAATGACGTCTTGACATTTAAGTACAAAGGTATAGATGAGGAACAGCTCGGTGAAGTCTTGTTCCAACTAAATTAAACGAAAAAAATTGATAGTTGACAAAAATTATTTGGTAGTTTGCTAAAAATTCCGTAGACTTGTAGTGTTGATCAATTGATAGTTGGTCGTTAATCGTTAATCATTATTTGTGGAGTGTTATATGGGTATCAACCTTGAAAAGCTCAAGGGGCGTTTGACCTCATTGAAAAATTCTTCTAATCGTAATAATCACGTTTGGAAGCCAAAGCCTGGAACGTACACAATTCGGATTGTTCCGTACGTTCATAATCCAGAGTCACCATTTATTGAATTGTTGTTTCATTACAACTTCAATAAGAGAACAATCCTCTCCCCTGCAACGTTTGGGAGACCCGATCCGATCGTTGAATTTGCAGACAAGCTAAAGCAGACTGGTGAGAAAGAAGATTGGCTTCTGAGTAAGAAGCTGCAACCTAAGATGCGTACATATGCACCAATCATTGTTCGCGGTAAAGAAAATGAAGGTATTAAGTTCTGGGGCTTCGGCGCGAAGATTTATGAACGACTTCTTATGACGCTAACCGATCCAGATTTCGGAGATATTACAGACATCAAAGAAGGTCGGGACATCACGGTAATTATCAAGTCCCCTGAAGAGACGGGTAAGAATTACACAGAGACTGAGATTGTTGTAAAACCACGTCAGACTCCTGTGTCGGATGATTCTGATGTACTAGAAACTATTAAGAACCAACCAGAGATTAGTGAGCTATATCCTGAGCCAACATATGATGAGTTAGAGCAATTACTTCAAGATTATGCAAACTCATTGGATGATGGTGGTGTTGATGATGATTCTAGTGAGACTTCAACGTCATCGAAAGCTAGTAAGAGCAATGTCGATGACGATGATGAAGAGGTTGCGACACCAACTAAGACAGCGAAGACAACAAAGACCGTTGCGCAAAGTGAAGCATACAAAGATGAGTTTGATGCTCTCTTTGGTGCGAACGGCGATAATTAATTTGTTGCGAGATAATATATGTCTAAGACAAAAAGTAGTTTAGAAGATGAACTAGGCCAAGTTATTGCAGACAACTTAAACAAGAAGTTTAAGGCTTCAAGTTTAAAGACTGCATACTTTCTTCAAGGTGATGATGACGCGCCTACTATAGTTCATGAGTGGGTATCAACTGGTTCGGATATTCTGGACCTTGCGATTTCAAATCGTAAACATGGGGGCATACCAGTTGGCCGAGTAGTTGAAATTACAGGATTAGAACAGAGCGGCAAGTCACTTATTGCCGCCCATATCCTAGCTAATACTCAAAAGTCTGGCGGGTTCGCTGTCTTCATTGATACTGAAAACGCCGCCTCCATAGATTTTATGACATCAATTGGGGTGGATACCTCTAAGATGCTATACGTTCCACTAGAGACGATTGAAGACATCTTTGAAGCAATTGAGAACATCATTGAGAAAGTTAGAGTTTCTGATAAAGATCGACTTGTTACTATTGTAGTTGATTCTATCGCGGGGGCGACTACAAAGACTGAGCTAGCCGCTGACTTTGATAAGGACGGCTATGCTACTGCTAAAGCTATCATTATTAGTAAGGCAATGCGTAAGATTACCAATATGATTGGTCGTGAACGTATATGCCTAGTGTTTACAAATCAACTTCGTACAAAACTCAATGCTCCAGCTTTCTCCGATCCATATACCACCCCAGGTGGTAAAGCAATACCTTTCCATTCTTCCGTGCGCCTACGTCTAACAACTGTTGGTTCATTGACGGAAGAAACTCATGGTAAGAAGATTGAGATCGGTAAGAAAGTTAAAGTAAAAGTTTTTAAGAACAAGATGGGGCCGCCAAATCGAGAATGTGAGATTGATGTCTACTACAATTCAGGCATTGATACATATTCAGACTGGTTACGCCCTATGAAGGACTATGGTATAGCTACGTTGTCGGGTGCATGGTATTCGTGGGTCAACAAACAAACTGGTGAACTGATCAAGTTTCAGTCTAAGGATTTTGTTGAGAAGATAATGAATAACCCCGTGAACAAAGAGGCTCTATACGATGAGATAGCCGACAAGGTTATTATGATCTATAGGACGCTAGATGCGCCTAGGCTAGATGATGTATCGGTTGAAGAAGACGACGTCATAGATGAGTAACAAGTGAAAATGTGGGAGGCATCGTCTCCCACATTTTTTAGTCTAATCCATTTGGCTATGTGAAATCATTTGTGTATATTGTATACTCTTTCATAAACAGTGTGGCGATAATGAGTTTTAAGCAGAAGTATAAAGACATTATGGCGGAGGTGGGTAAGGAGAAGGAAGATAGTGTCTCATACACGAGAGACAGCAAAGTTCTCATCGTAGATGGTATGAACTTGTTTATCCGAACGTTCTCAGCCATACCGACGATGAATGGTGATGGAATTCACGTGGGTGGTCTAGTCGGTTTCTTTCAGTCACTGGCATCCACAATAAAGATGATAAATCCTACGAGAGCGATTGTAGTATTTGATGGGAAGGGCGGGTCTACTAGAAGACGTGCTCTATTTCCTGACTACAAAAATAATAGAGCAATGAAGTCTCGGCTAAATCGTGCAGTTGGTTTTGATGACTTGGTAGATGAGCAGAATGCATTGAAGTATCAATTGCTACGCACATATCATTATCTACAAGAGTTACCGATAACTACAATTATCATTGACAACGTTGAAGCTGATGACGTAATAGCATATCTAGCGAACTATTTTGACGAGTCGGTTACCATACTCTCGAATGATAAAGATTTCCTACAGCTAGTTTCCAATACTGTGTCGGTGTACTCTCCTATAAAGAAGAAGTTATACACCCCATCTACGTTGTTGCAGGAGTATAACATTCATGCTAGTAACTTCGTGATATTCAAAGCATTGCTAGGAGATAATAGTGACGGTATACCTGGGATACGTGGTTTTGGGGAGAAGACGATAATGAAACAATTTCCAGAGTTGTCTAATACTGAGTCAGTTGAGTTTGATAGTATCTTGGAAAAGATTAAAGACTATGACGGTAAGACGAAGGCAATGGTGGCTCTACAGGAGAACATATCTCAGCTAGAGTTGAACTACAAGCTCGTCCAACTCATTGACGTCGATATATCGGGTACTGCCAAGTCAATGATTAGAGCAATCGTTGAGGGGGACATACCGCAACTTAACAAAGTTGGTTTGCTACGTATGATACAAGAAGATAAAGTTCATAATGTATTTACTCGTGCCGAGTGGTGGCTAGGACATAATTTTTCGCAGCTAGAGGCATTTAGAAACAAGAAAGGTTGATATTGATATGGCTGATACGGCAGTGGATACTCTTGCGCAATATGGTAGATCATTTCAATTAAAAGTTATATCTGCACTTCTGTTTGATCGTGCGTTTCTTCAACAAGTCTTTGATCTGATATTGCCTGATTATTTCGAGTCGCAGGCGAATACGTGGATTGTAAAAACAATTTTAACGCATTTTGAAAAGTATAAGAACGTACCTACCGCTGACGTCTTCAGGACTGAAATGATTGATATGACAGATGCAGCGTTAACAACTGCAATTCGGGAGTCTCTCCGAGAGGTACGAACGTTTAGAGAGGCGTCTGACTTAGACTACGTGAAGAATTCAGTTATTGAGTTTTGTAAAAATCAACGCATTAAGACTGCATTACTTGAGTCAGTAGACTTACTACAAGGTGGTAGATATGATCAGATATTGAAAACTATGACTACTGCTTTTAATGCTGGTAGCGATAGAGATGTTGGACATGAATATGACGACTTAATTACACGGTATAGTGAAGGTGCTCGACGGGTCATACCGACCCCGTGGCCAGTTTTGAATGATATAATGGGTAATGGTTTAGGCAACGGTGAGTTAGGACTAGTGGTAGCCCCCGCTGGTGGTGCAAAGTCATGGGTTCTTGTTAATATGGCAATACCCGCACTGAAGATGGGTAAACGAGTTATCTACTACACTCTTGAATTGAATCAGTACTACGTCGCTCGACGGTTTGATGCTCATTTTATTAATGTGCCGTTTGGAGAACTAAATCTAGATTTGCACGGTGACAGAATACGCGAGTATATTGATAACCTCCCTGGCGAGTTGATTGTGAAATACTATCCAACTAAGGCTGCTGCTGTCTCGACATTGACGGCGCACATGGAGAAATGTATTGCCCAGGGGAAGCCGCCCGATCTTGTAATAGTTGACTATGCTGATAATCTTAGAGCCGCTACCAAGGGTGAGAAGCGATTGGAGTTGAATGACATCTATGAAGATTTACGAGGTGTTGCTGGTGTCTATGATATACCTATCTGGACTGCTTCACAGGCAAACCGTTCTTCAACTGAAGAGGATGTTATTGAAGGGAATAAGGTAGCAGAGTCTTTCAACAAGATTATGATTTGCGATTTTATTGTATCCATTGCTCGAAAGACAAATGATAAGATTGGGGGGACGGCTCGTTGGTACGTGATCAAGAATAGATTTGGTCCCGATGGAATTACATTTCCAAGTCGCATGAATACTTTTACGGGACACATAGATGTCTTTGAACCTAACTCTAGTATTGGTAAATCGCTATCAAACGACATGAGTAACGAGAAGGCAACCAAAGGTGCAATTCGTTCACGTCTGCAACTATTAAAACAAGAAAGTAACTAGTGGTGAATTATGGCATATTTGAATACTTCTATACCAATTATTGATGCGTATATTCGCGGTAACTTCCTTAGAGACCAAAAAGATTCTTTCGGCGAAAAGTTTCCTTGTTTAATATTTGGAATGTCATCTATACCAGCACAAGCACCACTCTTTCATTTTGCTATGGAAGATGGTGGGTTGTGGTGGCGTATGCCGATTCATGCTTTTTGTTGGAAAGAAGATGCTCCGCAACAAGAATTAGATGAGCTTGTACTGTGGGATTCGTTTTCGTATCATGTCGCTGCTACTCAGTTTCCGTACTTGAAAAATAGAAATGTGACATTCACGTCACGTCGGAGAGTTGAATATGGCGGTAGATATTTGTTCACATTGGATTGGGCTGCTAGCACTGACTCTGGAGATAGTGACTTCTTGTTTTCGGAGTATCCGTCAATGCATAAATGTGGGCATGTGATTGCGATGGATAATGGTAACTTTGCTATTCAACCAAACAATCGATTACGTCTACACGATCCATCTTTTGTCGTAAAGGAAGACTTGGTTATTAAACGTATGTATAATAATACAATTTGGACTGCTGAGCGCAATCCACGTTGGGTTACTCCCGACACCGATATTATGCAGTATGATCATACTGACTTAGATGCGGGGGAATCAAATAAAGTTCGTTCTGAGCAGTATAATAAGTAAACTTTCCTAGATATTTATTAGTACGGCGTTACTATCTAGTGCGTCGTACTTTTTGCGTTTACGGAGAACCAATGTGAATATACAGACAATACTTCAATCTGTTGATGTTGGATTAATGCCACTGAAGCTCAAGACCATATTGACT